GTGCGCCGACGGCCGCATCACGGACGTCAAGACCATCGTCGGCCTCTTCTGGCTCGAACGCCTTCTCGCCTCGCGCAGCGCCTGAGGCGCACGGTCCGCAGGGCTCGGGTGTTTGGCAATTCGACGGGCTCTGTGGTAAGATTCCAAAACTCTCGAAGCGGGTGTCGTATAACGGCTATTACCCCAGCCTTCCAAGCTGGAGACGAGGGTTCGACTCCCTTCACCCGCTCCATGAAAATCGCCTCGCAGGCAGTCGGCCCGCGGGGCTTTTTTGTTTTCTGCGCTCTTGTCGGGAGATCAAGAGCGCCGTCGGTTGCGGAAGAGTTTGAGCTTCGCAGTCAGCCTCAGAACGCCGTCATGGGCGGAGGATTGGATCGTGTTCTGCAGATGCGTGCCACACCTGAGTGGAAAGCCGCACGAGCCATGCCGAAGGGCAGGGAAAGGACAAAAGCTTTCCGCGATACTCGTGTGCGGTTCCGCTTGACGAATACGACTTGTTGGTGAAAGTCGTATCGACAAAGAAGCTCAAGCCTACGCAGCACGATCTGCTGACGGGGCAATTCGTCAAGCACGAACTTTGGGAGCGACGCGTCGTGGCGGCTTGGCTTAACCTGTTGTACGCAGGTCTTGACAAACAAACCTACGCCCCGGAACAAGGCTCGGCTATATCGAAACTCTCCCGATTCACCGACGAGGTTTGGCTGCCTGACGAATGGCGCCCGTGCCGTGGTGGCAATTGAAAAGCTGTCGCCATGTTGCGGCAGCTGCAGGATCAAATTGGTGGATGGTGGAGAGCCGCCCATTCGCGAACGTGACACGCGTAAAAAATGGAAATGATGACAAACCGTTCATCACCCTCTATGATGAAAACTAAGGAGCAGGTGCATCGCCAAACAATCAGATCAGCTCATGAAGAGATACGGGTGCGACGCAGATCTCGGTGTGGTGATGAGGGCTTGGTTCCTGCGAATCTTTCATGATGCGACTTCGGGCCGCAAGGGTTTTTGCGTGCTTTGCTCTCATCTTTTTCATGAAAAAAAACAGGGCTCGGAACTTAGTCCAGAGCCCTGTTCAGAAACTGGCGGAGAAGGGGGAATACTCAAACGGGCGTAGGACAAGGGTTTGAGGAGGGGTTTTAGAAAAAGAACCACCAAAAGAACCACCGGCGAGAAAAAGTGTTTTTACCGTGTTTTTTTGCTTGTTGCGTTGCGTGAGTCTCTTGCCACGCGGCTCAGGAACTCGCGTAGCGCAGCGATAGGGTACGCTGTTATCCCCGGGTAGCCCACAGGATCAGGAAAGCCGCTCTCGATCGCCCAGCGTCGTAATGTTGACTCAGATGCGCCGAAAGCCGCGAAAACCTCCTCTTGCGTCAGAAACGCATAATCGGGAACGTTTGGGTCGAAGAGTATGGCGCGGATGCGAGCGCCATCAATCGACTTGTTTGATGTCATGATGTACCTCCTCACGCCGCCTGTTCAAGTCGTTCGTTCTTGGTGATCTTGCCTTCCTTCAGGAGCTCCTTGTAAAGCCTGAAAAGTCCCTTCGGCGTTACGTGCGCCGTGATCGACACGCTCAGTCCTTTTTCCGGGTGCGTGAAGTTCGACACGCGCGGGCGCAGGACACCTTGCTTCACGCGGTCTGCGTAAGGCTCATTTTTCATTGTGATCCACGAGTGTGCGCGTAGCCAGTCAAAGAGGTGCGTGGCCGGATAGCCGAGCGTCTTTGCCGCTTCACGGATTAGCATGTCACCGTAGGATGCTTCTACCCTCTCAGCAAAGGCGACCTTCGGAGCATCCTCTGCGACCTTGTGTTCAAGCGCTGCTTGCTTCTCCAATGAAGAGGCGAGCTGTCTCAGCGCCGTTGGATAGTCCGGCAGCGCCGGAGCGGTAGCCTTGGCCTTCGCGATCTTTTCGCACTCGATGAAGTAGAGGCGGGCTTGCTTGCCTTTCGCGTTGCGTTCGACCATCGCAAGTTCTTTTGCCATGCCTAGGGAAACGGAAAATTCCTTGCTCGGACGACCGCCAGAACTTTCGCTCAAAAATGAGCAAAAGTCCGTGTTCTCGACAAAGCCGAAGTCTTTGATGCGACGAGCGATCCAGTCCTTGAACTCGGTCTTGACGCCGAGGAACGCATGAAGGTCACGCGCGTTGACGGTCGGAATTTGTTCGCCGCCAATGTTTGCCGCACTCAGTGCGATGATTTCGTTCATGGGTTCTCCTTAAAACGGTACTTCGCCGTCGTCATAGGCCTGGGCTTGTTCTTGCACGCGTGAACGTCTTGCCGGTTCGGCCTGTTGCTGTTGTGCGCGGTCCTTCGCACTCTGGACGAACTGGAAGTGTTCGCAGATGACTTCCGTCACCCATCGGTCGGCACCGTTTTTGTCTTTGTACTTTCTCGTTTGAAGACGGCCACGTACCCAGATCGGCGAACCCTTGTGCAGATACTCGGCAATTGTCTCGGCAGTCTTGCCAAAAGCGACGACGGTGTTCCAGTCTGTGACGTTTTCGTATTGACCGTCCGCGTTTTTCACTCTACGGTTTGTGGCGACGGCCAGGGAAACGAAAGCGAGGTTGTTCGTCCCATATCGGATGTCAGGGTCGCGGCCAAGGCAGCCGCAAATGGTCACTTCGTTGATGTTCAGCATTGTTGTTCCTTTGAAATTCGGTTGATTTGTCGTTCGATCTTTTCGTGCATTACCCGGTCGACCTTGGCGCTGAAGCCGGGAATCAGAAGGCGGAGCTGACTGATCATTACGAGGCAGTCGGCGCATTCCTCTGCAAGGTCGTTTTCAAGCACGGTGATGCACCGGTACTTGCCGCCGGATGCTTCGGCCTGTCGGGCGAGCGCAAGACGTGAAGCCGCAGTTGCAGCCTCTCCGAACTCTTCAGCAGCCTTGAGCGTCTGATGGTCTCGCCCGTAGTGTCTGGCAATGTCTTTCAGTTCTTCGTCGATCATTCTTCGTAGTCCTCACACCAAGGACGGAAAGAAAGCTGATACCTGCTGACGTCCAGCTGTCGATTGTGCTCGTCGAACCAGTCCCGTCCGTTGAAGTACGCGTACATGCAGAATCCTTTGTGGCTGTCACGAGGGACGAGGCTGATCTGGTAGTGCCCGGGCTCCGGACGCTCTTTCTTGAATGAGCGCCAGCGTTCGTTGTCTTGGTTAGTCATTCCTGCTCCTTGATCTCTTCAATGTCCTGCCACTCGATCCGGACGTGCGCGAGGCATGCGCCTATCCATATGCCGACCGTGATGCCCTCGGCAAGCTCGCGATCTGTTATTCGCCCGGCTTTGTGAGCATTCGCAAAGGAGGCTGCATACTTGTTCAGACGCTCGTGGAATTTGCCGCCGGACAACGTCTCTAGTTTTCTTCGCGCTTTTTCATCGCGAACTCGGTACTTCATTCGATCAGTCCTTCCTCTTTCATGACACGGACCGGTTTCAGGTGATGCTTCATCACGTAGTGAAGAGCCTGGTCCATCTCTTTGTAGGTGAAGCCCTTGAATAGCTCGATCAGGTTCTGCAACAGGGCTTCTGCTTGCAGAAGGTTTTCTTTCGCAATAACGTGCTTCTCTTGCCAGATGCGCCAGGCGGCATCGACCTGACGCCATGCCGGCTCAATCTCACGCCTGAACTCTTCGCCTTCTTCGAGGTCGTAGGACAGGCGGTCAGCTAGAAGTAGAAGCCCAATCAAGTAAGCCCACGATTCATACGTGGGCTCCGTTCTGAAGGACTGCAGGTGAATGCGGTAGTCGAGCTCGATGCTGGCGGCTGCGCGGTCTGACAGTCCCTTGTTCGCCGAGATGTCGAGCATGTCGAGGTAGCCGATGCGGTGTTTCTTCGGGTTGTATTTCTTTGTCCGCTTTTTCTTGGCTTTCATTCCTTGTTTTCCTTGAAAATGCAGTGTTGCGGATCGCACGGTGCATTCGGGTTTTGGTACTTGAGACCGAAACCAATTCCGACAAGAAGTGCCAGTGCGATGAGGATCGTCTTGTACCCGACGGTTATGCCTGACGTCGCGAGCGCCCAGTCGATGAAGCAAGTGCCGGCTATGCGAAGGACGACGAAGATCGTCAGCATTACGATCTCCATCGCATTGATGGTTTGCGGGTTCATTCCTCGTCCTCCTTGATCTTCGATAGCAGGAACGTCTTGAGCACGAGTGCAGCATCGTCTTGCGAAACCTTGCTCACGTCATCCGTCACTTTTTTGAAAAGAGGAGTGCCAGAGCCATCAACGATGACGCACGTCCGAATTTTCTTATTCGTTGTGAAGCTATCATTCGTTGTGAAGTGGACTCCATAACGCTTGCCGTTGACGTAGAACTCATAACCCCAGATGTTCTGAGTGCCATCGATCTCGCAGTTGAGGCGCTGCATCTGTACCCCTACCCACTCCGTTTGGGCCTTTTGGAAAGCCTTTGCGTCCTTCGCTGCCCGCAGGATCGAATTCGCGATTTGCTCGGCTTCGAAGTGCCACATGTCGGCGATATATCCCCCTTCTTTGACTAGGACTCTTACAGAGGCCCCGCTCCTTTCAATAAGCGCGAGAAAGTCACGATCCTCGTCAAGCGTGTTGTCGTAATAGTCCTTTGCCCACGGCATGCCGACGATCTCGGCAATCGCGGCCTGAGCGGCCTCATCAATTTTTACTCTCTGGCTCATTCTTCGTTCTCCCACAGAGCGTATCTGGCGGTCACATCCTTATGCCCAAAGGCGTTTAGCCGGCCGTCCCAAAAAATCGGCAACCGGTGGAACGAGTCGAACGGGATGAAGTCTTGGCCGTCGAAAACCGCAAACCCCTGAAAAAGGGTCTTGCCGTAGTACGGTTCCGGTGTGCCAGTGTTTTGATCTTTTTCTTTGACTTCGAGCCTGAGCGGCAAGCCGCGCGGCGGCGTCGTGTCTGGGAAGTTTTTCCATTGCGTCATGCTTCGTCCTCCTTACGGAAAGCCCCGCACGAAGCGGGGCATGAGTGGGTTACCGGTGCTTGAAGCTCAAGCGAATGTCGCCGTTGTCTTCAACAGTCATTGACGTACCGGCGATCTTTTTCAACGCTTCTGGATCAAACGCGGTCGTCTGTTCGGCGGGCACCGTTTCAGCGACGGGTTTGTCGACGGTTTCCTCGCTTTCTTCAGCGGTTTCTTCAGTGTCGTCATAAGCAAACATCAGAGCACTGATTTCGTCGCTTTCGATTTTGGCGCGCTCGATTGTGAGTGCGTAGTTGCAGACGGAATGGGCGAGATTCTGGAGGACTTCCTTTTGTTCGCTTTTGTGGCTTTCGAAGGCGATCAAGAGAGCAGATTCGACGAGGAGAGAAGTGTCGATGTCGTCGATCTGGTTGTCATACTGATTGTTGATGTCGAACAGAGCGGACTGGATGATTTCAGAGGATTTGGCTTTAAGCATGATTTTCTCCTTGTTGAGATGGTGGGTTAATTGTTTTCGTTGACTGCGTCGTCGATATACTCGGCGTCGTTCACGTCGCCTTTCTCGATGAACTCTGCATCGAGGAAGTCCTGGTCCGTCGTTGCCTCGCCTCGGTCAGTCTTCTCGTCGATCTCGACGGCGCGGACGGCTTCGATGCTCACCGGCAGGTACTTGAACAGGCGGCGGATGACGGTCTTCTTGGCCATCTCCTCCCAGTGGGAGGACCACGGGCCGGAGTTGCCAGCCTTCGAGGAGGTGCGGACCTTCTCGATCTCTGCGCGGCTCATCACTTCGAACTGGACGCCACCGCCTTTGAGTTTGGCGACGGCATAGACGTGAGTGACCTTTCCTCGATCCGCAACCGACGCAGGAATGTGCTCGATGTCCGGGTCAAGGCCGAGCTTGTAGTTGAAGGTGTCCTGTTCGTGCACGCAGTAGGCTTGCAGGCTTACGATTTGGCCTGAACGACGTGCGAGGTCGATCATTCCTCGGTAGCCGATAATCAACTGCGCGTTCGGACGGCCTTGTTTGTCCTTTCCGTTGCCGAAGGGGAGTAGGTAGCAATGCCCGAGCGCGGAGCCGGGCTCAAGGCCAAGGGCGGCGCACTGGAGGACGGCGCCGTAGAAGGACTCAGGTGCGCACTTGAGAAGCGCCGGGGTCTTCCTGCACTCGGTCATCACGATGCGCGTCAGACGGTCGGGCGTCATGCTCTTGGGCATGGCGAGTGCCATCTGCTTCTGGAAGTTCGGCTGTCGGATCATTCCGAGAAGCGTCGTCGGATTCTTTGCGGCTTGGACGACAGCAGTCTGTGCGGCGGCAGGAGCAACCTGCGATTTGAGAACGTCAGTAGTTGACATGAGTTTCCTTTTTAAGCGAGTCGAAGGATTCGGGTGGAGGTGGTCTGTACGAAATCTGCGTACAGGTCAGGGTGTTCTTTCTTGAATGCAGTGGATGCGAAGCGGGAGCTGTTCTGCGCCTTGTAGGTCACGGCCTTCTCGCCGCCAATGAGCAGTCCGGACTTCTCGCCGATGGCTAAAATCACGCGGTTTGCGACGGCCTTTTCCTGGTCTTGGAGCTCTTTGATGCGCTCTCTGATCGTGCGCAACTCGCCAATGTCGGCCGCTTCATCGTTGCTGGCCTCGACCATCTCGCCGTTGTCGCGGGCATAGAGCTTCTTGATGTCGTCGGCATTGATCGGATCGGGAGGGACGTCAGCGAGGACCTTCTTGAACCAGAATGCGTGGCACTTTTCGATGATGGCTTTGATCACGTCCTCGTCGCGCTGCACTTCGTACATTCGGAAGTCTTGGCCACCAATGAGAACAGCGACATAGAACTTCTTGATGCCCGTCACCGCCATGTACCACTGAATCTGCGTTTCGTAGTAGAGCGGAATCTGGTGCTCGGTGACGACATTGCCGGACACGATCTCAGCTTCCTGCGAAGGTCCCCACTTTTCAGCCATGAAGGCGTTGGCGGTCTTACACTCAAGGCCAACGTCGGTCGAAAGCATGAGGCCTGTTTCGTCTGCCTTTTCGGGCTTGTGGACGCGGACCGTCTTAGCAATCTGCTCGTTGACGATTGCCCGGTCGATGTTGCCGCGCATCCAGCCTCCCTCGCCGGTTGAGAGGAGGAAGTTCACACGTTGAATTTTCATCCCGGTGCGCTTGCTGAACTCTTTTGCAACCACATCTTCAAGCGTGGTTCCCCAGTAGGCTGCTTCGCCTGCCGGTGAGCCTTTGGTCTTGCCGGTCTTCTCTTCCCACAAGCTCAGCGGCGTCTTGTAAGGGTTGAGGCCGAGGACGGTTGCAACGTCTGAACCGCCGATGCCCTTGCTACGTTCTTGTAGCCAGGCATCGCGTTCCATCTCTGCAGTCTTAATTGCTGCCATTCAAAACTCCTTGAAAGATCGCTGCCGCAACAATTGCGAGCGCTCCTACGAGAACAACGACCTTCCAGATCAGCGATGGTTGTTCACATGAAAAAGGCTCGACGTTCTGCCGAGCCTGCTTTGCTTTCTTACGCTGTTCGAGCGGTCGCTTTGGTGTCTTGCGTTTCATGTCGAAGTCCCTTGGAATGTGGTCAATGATGTGGACCGGGTCGGAGAAGCTCATGCTGCTTCCTCCTCCTCGCGCTCCTGCCAGAGCACGCGAAGCTCCTCGAGGCAGTCCTCCATGATGTCCTTGTCGAGCCCCGCGTCGTTGGCTGCTTCGGTGAACTCTTCGATCGTGACGAGCTCGCCTCCAGCTGTAAGCGTGTCGAGATCGAGCTCGTACCCGTCAATGAGGATCGGCTGCTCGTCCGGATACTCGTCGTACACTGACGGGACGCCGCCCATGCCGAAATAGAAGCCGTTGCTCATGCGAAGTACCTCAACTCGAGAATGGTGATCATGGTTGACTCCAGGTCAGATAGCTGATCCAAGCACTCTCACCCGCATGGCTGTGTCAAGTGAGGAACGGGCAAGGGCGCTTGGATCGGCTTTCTTGAGGCAATAAAAAAGCCCCCGGCGTGGTGCCGAGGGCAGGAAAAGCAAAGCCCCGTCAGTTTTCACCGACGGGGCTGAATGTCGCTACGGTCGATTGCAATCTCGGTTCCGTAGAGGCCTTCCATAGGAAAGGACTTTAAACGAGTTCGGCGAACCGAACTGTGCCACTTCTGAAACTAACACAGAACGTCCCTAAAGTCAAATACCTGGAAGGTGCCGTTTTCAACTTTTACTGAACCCGTGACGCCGTATCCTGCGAGAACTCCCGTGAAGATTTCGCACATGGTGCCAGCGGGCAAAGTTAGATAGTTGTATTCGCGCTTACCATCCCCACCATCTTTACACAGGAGGGGGAGTGAAAGGCGCTTGTAGCTCAGTGTGTAAAGCATGTCGCACTTAGCCCAACACTTCAAGCTAGGGTACGCAGGAGAAATAGGTGCACAAAGATTGATTTCAACGTTGTAAGAGCGTTTTACCATCGGCTCTGTTGTGCTCAAGGGTACGAGCGTGGCATATCCGAAGCGATTGCGGTCCTTTGGCGAAATGCACACCACGGGGCGTCGCTTGACCATTTCTGGCTTTTCGAAGTCTTTCGGGAAATCGCAGATCAAGATTTGCCCGATTGCCGGTTGGAAACGGATAGGCATGCAAATTTATCCTTGGCAAAGTGAGATGTCAGCAATTGTACGTGAAAGCCCATCGAAGCGTCCTTGGTAAAGACGCTTCGATCGGCTTTCACACGAGACTCGGGTGTGCTCCTGCCGGCTGCTTGATCTTGCGATCCGTACCCCGGAGGCCCCTACGCGGGCGGCTGTGCCATCCCGTGCTAGCTACATGCAGGTCGTCGTAGCTCGCTCGCACTCGCCCGGCTGCCGTGCCGAGGTCTTAGCGGTCCGGGACCCTTCCTCCCTTTGCTCCTCACAGCCGGCGGGTTAGGCCATTTGTGGAGAGGTTGCGTCTATTCAAGCGCTCTCACGTGTTGCTCTTTGCAGGTGCCCGCAACAGCGCTTGAATAGACCGCCTGAACAACAGGCGGAGAATTCGTTCACTTAAGAATCGTGAGAACCAGTACGGCAATGGCCGGGATGGCGAGCATCGCGCCGAAGAACAGGTTGACGCCGAACTCGATCGTGTCTTCATCCGTGAGCGTGCGCGGGTCGGCGCTGGGCGTCGAAGCGAGGAAGAAGTTGGTGAGCTTGGACATGATTGACTCCTAGAGAGACTGGAGGATGTTGTTGACGTTGCGGGCGACCTGCGAGTACTTCTGAGTGATCGTCCTTTGTGCCCTGATTGAGGGCGTCGTGAGCATGTAGAACGTGAGCTCCTGTGCGGCCGTGAAGCCCGCCATTGCGGCGACCAGCACGTCGTGGACGAGGCATGCGTCGCGGCCGAGGCGGTGAAGGCGGATGGCCAGCACTTGATCGAACTCGGCGGCCTTCATTCCCTCTCCTCCCTGAGAAGGCGGTAGATCTGGATCGCGATCGCATACTCCATCGCGCCTGTCTCGACCCTCATTTCGCTCGCAAAGACGTTGTCCGGCGAGGCGGTGAAGGAGCGGGACGTGATGACGAAGAAGTCCGCCAGATCGTTCAGAAGGCACGTAGCGGCGAAGGGATCGCGCTTGGTGATGTCGCGGATGAGCTCGCGCACGCCCCTGATGTCGAGCTTCTGGAGCTCTTCGGTGATGAGGTAGAGGTCGGCTTCATCAAGGCCGTATGCGCTGGAGATGCGGGCGTCGATGCAGGCGCGGAAGTCGTCGAAGGTCATGGTGTTCTCTTTTGATTTGGAAGTTGCAAGTGGTGTGCAACCATTTGCTACCAATCATCCTACACCAAATTGCAACCAAGTTGCACCCCCTAGGGTGCAACTAAGGTGCATAAACGGACGGTTCTTTGATCCGTATCAATCAACCAGAAATAAGGGCACAAAAAAGCCCGCCGATGCGGCGGGCTTGTGGTGTAGAGCGGTGTAGGGCGTTAGAAGGTGCTAAAGGATCCGCACACGACGCCGATGACCTCGAGGCTGTGCTCGTCAGAGTGCAGGACCGGATAGTCCGGGTTCAGAGGTCTCAGGTCGAACCTCTCGCGGCCCGACGAGTCGTAGCCAGTCACGACGTATTTCTTGAATGTCACCTCGGGCAGGACCCCAGAGGTCGACCGGGCGATGACGTAGTCGCCAGGAATGGGGGAGCGGCACGGGTCCACAAACAGTAGTTGACCTTCATGGAACAGCGGGAGCATGGAATCGCCGCGCACTCTGAGCGCGTAAGTCCTGTCCGGAACGGTTGCGGGCGCGATTGCCCACTCGTCGTACTGTTCTTGGCCGCCGTCGCACGGCAGGCCCGCCTGAACATATGAAAGCACAGGGACCTTTTTGAAGTTGAGGGTGGCAACGGGAACCTGAGCGTCTAGTGATGCGTCCTGAACGTCGAGGGCGCCGACCAGAAGGCCTAGCTTCTCTTCGATCTGGCGCGCGACCCGAGGGCCGAAGCTCTTGGTTCCACGAAGCATGTCATTGATCTGCTGAGGCGACTTGCCGAGTCTGGCAGCGAGCTTTGAGCCGCTCCCAGCCCGCGTGGCGAGCCTAGCCAGATTGCTGATGCGGATCTGCTTGAGGGCGTCTTTTTCATTCGTACTCATAAGAAGTACCTCCCTTCCGCAATAGTAGTGTGAAAGGTGTATGCGCGGCAACATGTTCGGCGACCAACAGAAGCGGCGAAAATGTTGTATTATGGTTTAACACCAAAACAACACCGAGAGGTCTGAGATGACGCCTCGAGCGCTCGAATATTTCAAATCCCTAAAGCCAATCGAAAAGAAGGCCTTGTGCCAAAAAGTAGGCATTTCTGTCCGATGGCTTCACAACTGCATGTATGTCCCGTCGAAGAACTTCAGTCCGGAAGTCGCTGAGAAGATCGAGATGGTTTCTTGTCGAAAAGTGACGCGCGAAGACCTGCGCCCAGATATTGACTGGTCGCTTATTCGCTAAGGGGACGCCATGAGCTTCAAGGTTTCCGCACTGGCATGGATGGTTCCGGTTGAGAAGTCAACCGAACGTCTTGTGCTCCTCGCTCTTGCCGACCGGGCCGATGACGAAGGCAAGAACTGCTATCCGTCCGTCGAGACCATTTGCGGCATGACGCAGATGAATCGAAAGACGGTATTTGCTGTCATTTCGAGACTTGCGGAACGTGGCGTTTTGTCAGTGCGCAAGCGAGAGGTGCACAACTCGAATGAGTACCTTCTGCACATAGAGGATTGGCCCAAAAACGGAAGTACCGAAAACGGTACGACCCAAAAACGGTATGCCAGTTGTCCCAAAAACGGTACGACAGTAGTGCCGAAAACGGGACACGAACCTATCAATGAACCTATCAATAACCAATCAATAACCAGTAGAGAAGACGCGCCGCCAAAAGCCAGAGCCAAGAAAGGCGAAGCCTGGAAAAAGTGGATAAAGGTCGAAAAGCCGGCTGAAGTTCCTGATGACCTCTGGACGCAATTCGGAGAGATTCGGGCTCTGAAGAAGATGGCCTTGACCGAAAGAGCGCTTGAGCTTCTTCGATCAGAAGGGGAGAAGGCTCACATGACGCTGCTTCAAGTTGTTGAGACGTGTTGCGGCAATGGCTGGGCAGGCTTCAAGGCTTCCTGGTTGACGAGGACGAACGGTAGCAACTACCGCAAGCCTCAGAACGTCACCCAGACGGCTGAATACCGAGAACGACTTCAGGCCTGCTGCCGAGGTGAAGGCAGAACCGAAAAACTCGCTGACGACGGCGTAACGATCATCGTGGATTGAGGGAAACAACATGAAAAAAGCAGAAGGCTTGGTCGGCCTGTTGGGCTTTGCAGAGGGTGAAGAGGAGCGGGTATGCCCAGAGCATGGGCGGTATATCTCGCACCTGACCTACCTGAAGGGAGAGCTCAAGAATGCGAGCGGATGTCCGAAGTGCCGAGCGATCCAGTTGCAAAAGCAGCGGGAAGCTGAAGAGCGCGAGCGTAGGGAACGCGAAGAGCTTGAAAAGCGCCGCGCGTATGAGCAGACGCTCGACCGAACGGCCATCCCGACCAAGTACCGATCCAGAACGCTTGCATCCTTCAGAACCGATGGGAACGACCAGAAAGCGAAGGTGCTCAAGATCGCAGAGTCCTACATCACAAAGTTCGACGCGCTTCGCCAGTCTGGCATAGGGATGGTTTTCATCGGCGAATGTGGAACCGGCAAGACCCATCTGGCGTGTGCGGTGCTTCAGGAGCTCTTGAGCAAGTGTGCCGGCATCTACACAACAGCGCATGAGATGGGGCAGAAGGTTGCTGACTCCTGGGGCTGCCGAGAACCGGGCAAGACGACCGCAGACGTCAAACGTGCCTACAAGACTTGTCCGCTGCTTGTCGTCGACGAGGTCGCAAAGGAAGACGCGAAGCCGATCACAAAGGAAGTCCTCTCAGAGGTCTTGTACGCCCGCTACGACACTCAGCTTCCGACCATCTGGATCACCAACGCCGATCCGGCGCTGCTGAAGACCGCGATAGGAGAGCAGGAGTACGACAGGCTCAAAGAAACATGCAAGTTCATCCGGCTCTCGTGGCCGAGCATGCGGAAGAACGACATCGATTTTTAACAAAGGAGGAGTCATGAAAGAAAGTGACGAATATCGCCTCGGACGATCTGCCGCATTGCGTGGTGAGTCGATGGCGAAATACCAGAGCCTCACGGCTCGAATGAATCCCAAAAAGAGAGCAGCCTTCGTGCAGGGCTACTTCGATGGGCAAAAACAAAAGGAATTCACATCAAAGAAATCAAAGTGAGCTGGCAACTTGAGACGGCCTCCGGGGAACCCGTGACGGTCTATCTCTGCCAAAGAACTGGAGAAGGTTTCTCCAGCCCACTCTTTCGACCAAACGGCGAGATGTTCGTCGGGATCGAGACTGACTCCGGATTCTGGGTGGCTGAGGCGCCCGTGGATGACACCGAAGTCGAGGAACTCAAAGAGATGGCCGTCCGTCAGCTCTGCGAAACATGAACCAAAAGGAATGACAGCAATGAATTTCACAATCGAAGGACTCCCAAAAGGAAAAGGAAGGCCGCGCTTCACTCGCAACGGCCACACGTACACGCCGGACACGACGCGCAAGTATGAGGCGCTCGTTACGGCCAGGGCAAAGGAAGCCATGATCGGCAAGAGAAAGATCGAAAAGCCGAATGCGGTTCGGGTAGACATCCTCGCCATCTTCCCTGTGCCCTCGTCATGGTCCAAGAAACGCCGCACAGCGGCTCTGCAAGGTGTCGAGCATCACGTCTCAAAGCCGGACCTTGACAACGTACAGAAGGCGATTCTTGACGGCATGAACGGGATCGTTTTTGAGGACGACTCGCAGGTGATCGACAGCCGGACCAGAAAGGCGTACGGACCCGAGCCGGGTGTAAAAGTTTTTATTGACGAGGTGAAGCATGGATGATGCTGACCGAGCTGCCAGAAGCGATGAGTGGATCATGCGCGCGGCAATTGAGGAGAGAAAGCCCGAGGGACCGAGCCCGGTTCTCGTGAGCCTTTGTTTGAACTGCGGAAAGGTCATTGAGAGAGTGGCTGCATCCGCGAATGGAGTGAAAAACGTTCGACGCTGGTGTTGTGCCGCTTGTCGTGACGAATGGGAAGAGGAACATGAACGCTGAAGAAAAGATTCTCGAAGACCGTCTGCTTAACTGGGGGCGATGGAACCAAGACCCGAAGCGGCAGGGACGCTCTCCGTTGTGCGCCTTTATGGAAGCCGTGCCGGACGATGATAAGGACAATGACCTGCCTGTCGAACGGCATGACGGACCGCCGCCGGTGGATGTCAGCGATGCCCTGCTTGTGCAAAGGGCGTGGGAACGACTCCCGGTTGCACCAGAGCGCTACAGAAAGGCGAAGATGGTTGTCGGTGTTGCATACGCCTTCAACGTGCCTTTCATGGACCTGAAGCGCATCCTGAGGAAGTATCACCGCATCAATCTTCACGAGCGGGAGTTTGATGGACTGGTAGAGATGGGCAGGAAGATGATTCGAAACAATCTGCTCAAACTCGAAGGAATGCCGCCTAAATGAGTTATACTAAAAGGACAATTTGAAGCTGTGTGATCAGCGGGGCCGTTTTCTGGGATAGGTGCATCTTCAGAAAACGGCATGCCTTTTTGCGTAGGCGGGTTCGAAACCCAGATGTAAGCCTGTAGGAGTGATCCTGCGGGCTTTTTTTCGTTTACAACACCGCGCAAGCCTAGCCGGGGACGGATTGTCCCCAGGAAGCTCACTCCGCGCGGTTACCTTTTCGCTACCTTAGGGCAGTTTGCTCCGAGGTCGGGGCGGGGAGAAATCCTCGCCTGTTTTACATCCTGGAGTTCTAAATGATGTATGCGATTATGTTTGGAGTGGTGATATTTGGTTGTGTTGGTTTTGTGATCGCGTATTTGGCTTTTCGAGTGTTGGCAGCAAAGATTAATAGGCACGAAAAAGAAATAGATGACATTGTGAGGACGATTAAATTGTCTCTGTGATTTTGCATGCCTTACAGAAGCTTGCTCCGAAATTAGTCAGTGTCATGATCCCGTGAGAAAAGTCGCATTTTTTTGTCTGATCTGCTTCGATGCTTTCTTTTAATTGTTCAATTTCATTAAAGTGCTCCAATTGGTCGTATGCATTGTTGTCTACCAAATGCTTTTCAAAGGAAAGGGTTATTAGTCCAAGCCTTTGTAAATTATCAAGATAAATTGGTGTGTTTTGAGGATTGTTGCAGTTCGCGTAAAAACCAAACAGAGAAAAATTGGTTTGCTTAACTACAAATCCTTCATCTAGGCTAGTTGAAGCTGCACGAACCTCAAGAATAGGCCCCTGCTGTGTTGGTAGGGACGCGAAGTATCTCATGAGGAGAGCTTCGTCGGGACACATTTGTTTCAAGATATCGGCATAAACAGGCAAGATTCCAGAAGCAGATCTTTTGTCCATTGAACCACATAGCAAATTGAGGAAAAGCTTTTGAAGATCTTCGTTTTCAATAGCCGCCGCAAGACCGTCCAGGACTGTCTTTGTCATTCCGATGCTAGGCTCTTGTCTTTCTTCAGGTGGGATTGACTCTGCTTGCCGTCGAATGTTTTGCTCTACGCGATCCCAGTACAATTCAAATTTAAGTGATAGAGCATCACAACCACGTCCGAAAATTGCGTGTAATAGTCGTGTGCCAGAGCCCCCGGTTTTCCCAATGTTAGTTGCGGCAGGATGAACTATATCTTCGTATGCCTCTTTAGATACGGCCACAGCCGCATCTGCGGCAGCCTTTGTGATGACGGGGTCCATAAACATCCCTCCGTTTAGATAGTTCGAGCATCAAATTTTACTCTACTGCAGCGGATATGCATCTCTTCATGGAGAAATATCGAGTAGGGCGTAATTTTGTGTAAAGGAATGATATGAAGAAAGCTATTGTGGCGGCCATTGCGGTCGCCTTTTTCGTTTCTACAGCAGCGGAAGCACGAGGTGGTCGTGGGTTCAGCGGCGGTCGTTCGTTCTCCCGTCCTGCTCCTACGAAGAGCTATGCACCGAAGCGCACGACCGTTGTGAAGAAGAACACGACCGTCATCAACCAGACGGTGAATCAGGTGCCGGCATCTTCCAACAGTGGCTTCTGGTCTACTGTTGCTGGATCGTTCGCGGGATCGATGGCAGGCAACGCCGTCTACGATGCTGTGACTGATGACAAGGGCCAGGCGCCTGTGCTGGCTCAACCTCAGCCTCTGCCCGCTCAGTGATGGGGCGTCGAATGAGCGACGGAGAGAGCTTGGGTCCTCCCGGGGATTTTTGAGCCTTGCGGGTCGGACGAGCCCCGAAACTCGTCTAGCTACAAATTTCAAAAGGGTGTTCATGAACATTTCACTTTACGCTTTCCGTGAACGGTTTACGCTTGCCGGTGCCCGCCGGTATTGAAGCGAAAGCGCGAACGCGTGAAGATGGAAGTACCAAACAAAATGAGGTGTTGGCATGGCGAACGATGGCGTCAGCATGCGAGAGTTTGCGCGCCAGGTCGGACGTAGTGCCGCATACGTAAGCGGGAAGTGCAAGACTGGCGAGCTGCCTCTTGTCGACGGAAAGATTCCGTTAGAAGAAGGCCTGAAAGCCTTCAAGGCTCTGGTCAAGTCTGAAGAACGAAAAAAGGCGAGCCGTCGCACGTCCAGAAAGACTGCGGACGTGTTCACGAGCGATGACGAAGACGACAAGCAAATATCGTCTGCGCTGAACGTTAACGAGGCGTTCAACAAGGCCCGGCTCGCAAAAGAGGTCGCGACCGCAAAGATCAAGGACCTCGAATACAAAAAGCTCAAGGGCGAATATGTCTCGGTTGCTGAGGTTGAGGCGGACGCGAGAGAGGCAGCAGCGATGCTCCGAAACTTCGCGATTTCCGCCCCGACTCGTTACTCGGCCCTGCTTGAGAATCGGACGCAGCGCGAAGCCGAGGAAGTCCTTGAGGACATTTTCCGCGACCTTCTGAAAACGATCAACGGCTCGCGGTTTGCAAAGGAGTGATGGAATGGGTATCTGGTCGAAAGCGTGGGCTACGGCCTGCCGTCCCATTTCTCGTTTGACCGGGAGCCAGTGGGCCGACAAGTTCCGCGTCGTCGCTTCTGGTACGTCTCCTGAAGCAGGTATGTGGCGCACAAGTCGAACTCCCTACCTGCAGGAGCCTATGGACTCTGCGACGGACAGGCGCACGGAAATCGTCGTCATGTGTTGCTCGTCACAGCTCGGCAAGTCGGAGATGCTCCTGAACATCATGGGCTACTACGCCGACCAGGAGCCTGCTCCTCAGCTGATGCTTCAGCCGACAGTTGAAATGGCCGAGGCGTTCTCGAAGGAGCGCATCGAGCCGATGTTCCAGAACTCTCCAGGCTTGCAAGGCAAGCTCGAAGAAGGGAAGGACGGTCGCGGCTCTGCGAAAAAGTCAAGTACGACTATTCGCATGAAGCATTTCCCGGGCGGGTATCTGGCTCTGGTCGGTGCGAACTCACCGGCTGGCCTTGCCTCTCGTCCGATCCGAGTTCTGCTTTGTGACGAAGTGGACCGTTACGGCGTGACGAAGGAAGGTGACCCTCTGAAGCTCGCGATTCAGCGAACTCAGAACTTCGGAAACAGAAAGATCATTCTTGTCAGCACGCCGACCATCAAGGGCGCATCGAAGATTGACGACTGGTACGAACGAAGTGATCAACGTCGCTTCTTTGTCAAGTGTCCTCATTGTGGTGAGGAACACATTCTCCAATGGGCGAACGTGACGTGGCAGAAGGATGACGAAGGGAACGCGCTGCCGATGACGGCAAGCATGCATTGTCCAGAGTGCGGCTGCATGACGAGAGGTGCCTACAAGCCTGATCCAAAGTTGCTACAGAGCGGGCGGTGGATTGCAACGAACCCCGGCAGCAAGATTAAGGGCTATCACGTCAACGCGCTTTACTCGCCGTGGGTGAACCTCAGCGATCTCGTCGAAGAGTTCGTGTCGGTCAATCACAATCGGGACAAGCACGGGCTCATGGAGTTCGTGAACCTGAAGCTCGGTGAGGCGTGGGAGGAAATCAATCCTGATGCTGACAACTGGGAACAGCTGTTCAATCGGCGCGAAAGCTATCCGGCAAACGGTGTTCTACCGGATGGCGTCTTGCTATTGACAGCCGGCATCGACGTTCAGCACGACCGACTGGAATGCTCGGTCTACGGATGGGGCGTCGGTCGAGAGTGTTGGGGAATTGAGCACCGCATTCTCTATGGCCGCCCGGATGATCCGCGAACATGGCAGCAGCTCGATGCTGTCCTACAGCGTCAGCATTCGATGCCGAACGGCGTCAACGTGGCGGTTGCTTGTGCCTGCGTTGACTCTGGTGACGGTACCTACACGACGAACGTCTACCAGTACACGAAAGCCCGCGAACGGATGCGCGTCTTCTCTGTGAAGGGGCGAGGCGGTATCGGTGTCCCGTTCATCAACACGCCGACGAAGAGCAACGCGATGAAGGCAACGCTCTTTACGCTCGGTGTTGACAGCGGGAAGTCGCTCGTCATGAACAGGCTTTCCGTGCAGGAACCCGGTCCGAACTTCGCGCACTATGCGGCGCAGGAGGATCGGGGCTTCTCTGAAAACTTCTTCAAGCAGTTGACCGCTGAGGTGCTTGAAAAACACTTTGAGAAAGGTGTCTCGAAGATGGCGTGGAAGAAAATCCGCGAACGAAACGAGGCGCTTGACTGCGCTGTCTATGCGACGGCTGCGTTGGAGCTTCTCTCTCCGAACTTTGAATATCTGGCTGAGTTTTATGCGAATGGGGGAGCACTCAAGCAGCAGACCGCTCCGCGTAGGTCGCGCGGAACCCTTTCAAAGGGGATCACCTTGTAAAGGAGTTGAAGCCTAGTGGCACAACAGAAAACGCAGATCGAATACATCAACGTTGACGATCTGAAAGCGTACGAGCGAAACGCCCGAACGCACAGCGACGAGCAAATAAAGCAAGTCGCGGAATCGATCAAGGAGTTCGGTTTTACAAACCCTGTCTTGATTGATGAACACAATGAGCTCATTGCAGGCCACGGTCGAACATTGGCCGCGAAGTCGATCTGCATGAAGGAAGTGCCGGCGATCCGCCTGAAGGGGCTCACCGACGCGCAGAAGAAAGCACTGCGCATTGCCGACAATCAGTTGGCACTCAACGCCGGGTGGGACGAAGAGCTTCTTCGCATCGAGCTCGGTGAACTTCAGGACGTTGATTTCAATCTTGATGTCATGGGCTTTTCTGAGGAAGAGCTCGATGCACTTCTTCTGGCGGAAATCCCGGCCCAAATCGAAAACGATGAGACGGTCGACGACGAGAGTCCTCAGAGTCAACTTGTCTTCAAGGTTACCTGCGAGACGCGAGATGAACTCGAAAGACTCAAGGAATTGACTGGAGCTGATGACAACAGTTGTCAAGCTTCCGTCCTCTTGGAGTACATCAAACAATAAGGAGGCATTGACATGTCTTGGATCACCATAGACGAGGCCCGCGCGAATCTGAAGATGTGGCTCGATGCCGAACGCGCGGTTGCCTCTGGCCAGTCTTACAAAATCGGAACGCGTAGCTTAACGAGAGCTTCGCTTTCAGATATTGCGGCTCGCATCAAGTACTGGCGCAACGAAATCGACAAGCTCGAAAACGGACGTAAGGGGGCGCGCGTGATGCGCGCAGTCCCTCGCGACCTGTAAGGAGGCTTGCAAATGAATCTGCTTGACAAAGCAATCAGGGCGATCAGTCCTGAGCGTGCGTTGAAGCGCTTCGAGGCACGAAGAAAGCTCGAAATTCTGAACTCGGGCTATTCACGGCACGGTGGCTCATACGCAAAGAAGTCCTTGATCGGATGGCTGTCCGGCGGAAGCGATGCGGATGCGGACATCGTTGACAACTTGGAAACGCTTCGCAATCGCTCGCGCGATCTCTACATGGGGTCGCCTCTTGCGACCGGCGCTCTGAAGACGGTACGAACGAACGTTGTCGGTTCCGGTCTTGCGCTGAATGCACAGGTCGACGCGAAGTTCCTCGGTCTCACAGAGGAGCAAGCGAAGGAATGGGAAGAGAACACCGAACGCGAATGGCGTCTGTGGTCTGAAAGCGTGAACTGCGACGCCGAGCGCCGGCAGACATTCTTTCAGCTTCAGTCCTTGGTGCTCCTTTCGGCTCTGATGAGTGGAGACGTCTTTGTGACGATGCCGATCATTCCGCGCAAGGGTTGCGCCTACGACCTGCGCATCGGTCTCATTGAAGCCGACCGCGTGTGCGATCCGCTCAATGCCTCTACGACTGCAAACATTCTTGGCGGCATCGAGGTCGGGACGTATGGTGAGACCGTTGCCTATTGGGTGGCGAAACATCATCCGGGCGCGATCCCTCGCATCGGTCAAGACCTGCAGCAGGAATGGAAGCGCGTGCTTGCTTTCGGTACGACGACAGGTCGACGAAACGTTCTGCATATCATGGCAGACGTAGAGCGTCCAGCACAGCGCCGAGGCGTGCCGATGCTTGCTCCTGTCATCGAGGCTCTGAAGCAACTATCCAGGTATTCAGAGGCCGAACTGATGGCTGCGGTCGTGTCCGGGATGTTCACAGTTTTTGTCAAGAGCAACACTCCCGATTCTCCACTCGCGACGGCCTTCAATCCGGCGATGCAGGTCGACAAGGCCCCAAACGCCTATGAGATGGGGAACGGCTCGATCGTTGCCCTTGATGAAGGTGAAGAGGTTCAGATTGCGGACCCGAGTCGACCGAACCCCAACTTTGATCCTTTCGTGATTGCTATCTGTCGTCAGATCGGTGCGGCGCTTGAGATTCCTTACGAACTTCTCGTGAAGAACTTCACAGCGTCCTACAGCGCGTCGAGGGCTTCGCTTCTCGAGGCTTGGAAGATGTTCCGCATGCGCCGCGAATGGCTCGTGGGGAATTTCTGTCAGCCGATTTATGAGGAGTGGCTCACCGAGGCCGTCTTGAAGGGGCGTGTGCAAGCGCCCGGCTTCTTTGACGACCCGGCGATCCGTGCTGCATGGTGCGGGGCCGAATGGTTCGGCGATGCGCAGGGACAGCTCGATCCGCTGAAGGAAGCCAATGCCGCGAAGGTTCGAGTCGATGAAGGCTTCAGCACTCGCGAACGAGAGGCGGCTGAGCTTACTGGCATGAAGTACGACCAGGTCCACGCTGTGCGCAAACGCGAGGAGGCAATGCGCAGGGAAGACGGTCTGAGTGCGACAGCTCCGGCTCAACCGATGACGGAACCGGAGAAGGAGGAAACAGATGAATAAGAACAAGTTCTATCAATTCACGGCGGCTGCTCAAGATGCCCCCGCACGGCTTGACCTGTTTGGGTCGGTTGGCGGGGGCTTTTGGGATCAGGGTTTCGATGAGTCGAGTTTCAAGGCCGACATGGCTGTAGTTCGCGACGACCAGCCGCTCAACGTTTACATCAATTCGATGGGCGGGAGCGTATACACGGGGATCGCGATCTACAACCTGATCTCCCGTCATAAAGGCCCGGTGACGATCACCGTCGCGGGCATGGCGGCCAGTGCGGCCACGATTATCACGAGCGCCAAGAATGCGAAGGTGGTCATGCCGCGCGGCTCAATGATGCTCGTCCATCCCGTGCGCATGAGCACCGATGCTCTGACGCCGCGCGAGATGAAGGAGGCGGCAGAAAACCTTGAGAAGGTTCGACTCAGCGTTCGCGACATCTACAGCGAGAAGACCGGTCTCGATGAAAAGACTCTCGACAAGCTAATGAATGCAGAGTCGTTCTTGACTGCTGAGGAAGCGGTTGAGCTCGGTTTTGCTGACGAGATCGACGAAAGCCAGGTCGTCGAAAACCGTGCGGTGGGTGACGCCGTTATGGTCAACAACCTGAAGGTGAGCGCGCAGTTCTTTGCGAATGCACCTGAAGGTTTCATTCACGCGGAAGAGCCGAAGGCGTCCGCAGTTCAAAAGAAGGAGGTTCGGAAAATGAATCTTGAAACCTTGAAGGCGGAACACCCTGAACTGGTTCAGGTGATCCGCAACGAAGCAATGGTCGAAGGCGCTGCGCAGGAACGTGCACGCATTCAGGCAATTGAAGACATCGCTGTCGTCGGTCATGAAAACCTTGTAAACGCTGCGAAGTTCGACGGCAAGACGACCGCAGAAGCGCTTGCAGTTCAGATCCTGAAGGCCGACAAGGCTCGCGGCGCACAGATGCTCAAGGCTCGCGCGAATGACGCGAAGGCACTTGAGGGCATCGAACCCGAAGGCAACGAGGGTCTTGATCCCAAGTCCGAAGCGAAGGCAAAGCAGGACGCCGAAATGAAGGCGGCCATTGAAGCAGGTGCGCGCGCCTTCGCTCGCAAGTAAAGGAGGAAGAAGAAATGGCAATGCAAGAAACTCATACGACGACTGTCGACAATCTTTTCGCTGCGTCGCAGATCATGCCGGTTGTTGCTGACAGCATGATGGTCAAGACTAGCCAGGGCGTGCTCAAGCGCGGCGCTCTGCTTGATAAGGACGGCACGCTCTGCAAGGTTGACTCTGGGAAGACGACGATTTCTGCAGTGTATGCAGTTCTTGCCGAGGACGTGGATACGGCTTCCGGCGACAAGGTCGCTGCCGTGTATCTCACCGGCGAATTCAACGAAGATGCTCTTTCTTTTAACGCTGAGAACAGCGCTGCCGTTGCGGACTTCAAGCCGTCTGCTCGTCAGGTCAGCATCTTCTTCAAGCCGAGCATCTAAATCTCAGGAGGGACTACAACAATGGCAATTGATATGTTTACTACTCGCACGATGCTCGCGATGGTCGAAGAAGGCCAAAAGAGCAATTCCACCTGGTTGCGCGATCGCTACTTTACGAATCGCCCGACCTTCCACACCCAGAAGATCGACTTCGACATCATCGGTCGCGGCGGTCGCAAGATTGCGCCCTTCGTCAACCCGAAGGTTGGCGGTGTCGTGCTGACACGCGAAGGTTTCCGCACGGAAAGTTACGAAGCGCCGGAAGTTTCTCCGATGCGCGTGACGACGGCAGAAGATATGCTGAAGCGCCTGCCTGGCGAAACGATCTACTCCGCAAAGAGCCCGACGCAGCGTGCTGCCGAAATCCTCGGCAAGGACTTGTCCGACCTCGACGACATCATCACGCGTCGTGAAGAGGTCATGTGCGCCGAGGCTCTTTTCCAGGGCAAGGTGACGGTCAAGGGCGAAGGCTACGATGAAGTTCTGAACTACTGGGCTCACCTGGAGGCGAAGGAGCAGCCGAAGACTACTTTGGGCACGAAGTGGGACGCTGCTGACGCCTCCCAGATCATGGGCGATCTTCGTACGCTTCGTCGCACGATGATTCAGTCCGGCGGCTTTACTCCGCACGAGCTGATCTGCGGCTCGAAGGTGCTTGATACGATCCTCGATAAGCTCACGACTGCCAATCAGCTCGATATGCGTCGCGTCGACATGGGCGCGATTGATCCGCAGCACTTGCCGAATGGCGTGACGTACTGGGGCTATCTCAAGGACTCCGGTCTTGACATCTACTCTTATGACGAGTGGTACACGGATGACGCCGGCAAGGAACAGCCGATGGTTCCCGAAAAACTCTGCATGCTCGCAAGCCCGAACGCGAAGACGATGCTTGCTTACGGCCTGGTTTCCTTGACCGGTGATGATGCGGTCAAGTTCTACGAAGGCGCTCGTGTCCCTGATTCTTGGGTTCAGCGCGCCAACCCGTCTGGTCGTATTGTGCAGATCAAGAGCCGTCCGCTGCCGATCATTCAGCAGATTCACGGCTTCCACGTCATCGAAGCTCTCGCTTAAGAGCGAAAAAAAACGAATTAGGGCAGGCAATACGACCTGCCCTTTTTCGTAGGAGGGACAGAAATGAAAGTTGTTCTTTTAGAAAACCTTCTCATTTCCGGCAAACGCTACACGGCAGGCGAGGAGATCGAGGTTGACGATACGGTCGGCCTTCAGCTTCTCAAGGAAAATCTGGCGCTTGTCGGCGTGAATGAGGTCGAGGACGACCCTGTCGAAGAAGCTCCATTGCCGACGCCGGAAGCTGCTTTTGCTCCGATTCCCGAAGCAGAAGATGAGCCAGAAGTTGAAGTCAAGCAACCTGTCAAGCGTCGCACGACGAAGAAGGTGGCGGGATGAGTGCCTTCAAGGATTTCGTTGCTGCTGACGTGCAGAACGTCTTCATCAACCTCGACGAGTTTGCCGAGGAGCACGAAATTGGCCATGAGGTTGTGCCGTGCATTCTCGACAAGATCATCACGCAGGCGAACGGCGACGATTCATACCTTGGCGTTTTTGTCAACCAACTGACGATATACGTCGAAGTCGGCGTGATTGAAACGCCGGTCGAGGGCGAGCTTCTCAACATCGACGGCGCGCTTCATCTTGTCAAGTCTGTCAGCAATGAGGGCGGCGTGCTCGTCATTGTGACGGAGGCGAATGAGCAATGAGCACTTCATCCATCAAGGTGACTTCCGACCAGGCGATCGAGCGAGCGAAAAAGCTCCTCAGCGAAGTGCCGGGCGGCGTTGAGACTGCAATGATGCGCTCAATCAATCGTGCGGCGCAGGCAGGGAAGACGCAGGCCGTGAAAGAGGTTAGGGCTCGCTACACCGTGAAGGCCGGAGATGTTCGCCAGACGCTCACAACGAGCAAGGCGACGCACGCAAAGTTAGAAGCGGAGATTGTGAGCCGAGGTCCAATGCTCGGTCTTGCGGCCTACAAACATTCGCCGAAAACGGACAGCACTGGTGCAAACCGGAAGCGCGTCCGCGTGTCTGTAAAGCGCGAAGGCGGCATGAAGCCCTTGGGGCAGGCCTTTGTTTGGCAGGGAAAGATCATGCAGCGCGTAGGGAAAAAGCGTCTTCCGATTGAGAAGAAGCTCGGCCCTTCAATCCCGTCGATCATCGGCAATCCGGAGGTTGTGGAGGCAATCGAAGAGAGAACCGATGAAATGATCGTCAAGCGCCTTGACCACGAAGTCAACCGCATTTTGAAAGTGTAGGAGGTGACCGAATGGTCGAAAACAAATTGACGCGTGCGATCCGTGAACTGGTTGCGGCGGCTGTGAAGAACTTCGCGCTTCCAACGAAGCCTGAGCGCGGTTTTGCAGAGGGCGAGCTTCGCGCTCCGCAGGTCGTCAGCGGGTATCTGCCGCCGAAGCGTACTGGACAGAAGGACGACTTTCCTTTCGTTCTTGTCAGAGCGGATGAAGGTGCAACCGATCAGGACTCGACGGAGGTGAAGGTCTCGATCATTGTTGGGACCTACTCCGAAGAGTACGACGGGCACGAGTATTGCCTGAACGTCATGGCCCGAATTCGCACGGCGTTGTGCTCCTTGCCTGGGATGGTTCTAGCCAATCGATACCGGTTGCAACACCCGATCAAGTGGAGCACCTATGCGGAGCAGCCCTATCCGTACTGGCAGCTCGACATGCAGACGACGTGGGACATCCGCACGCCGCAGCCAATTGATAAGGAGGAGGACTTCTGATGACTATGAAGAAACCCACAAATAAAAAGGCGCAAACCACCGAGGGAAAGGTTGTCGTTTATATCGGCCCGACTCTTGGCGGTGGTGCACTGATGCGCAATGCGGTGTTCCGTGCAGGGGCGTTTCCTCCGCATATCGTATCGATGCGCGAAAAGAGTGAGGCCCTCCGTGGGCTTTTCGTCCCGGTGTCCGAGTTGGCAACGGCGAGAAAGCGCATTGGTGTGAAGGGCGACATCCTGAACGCCTATGTGCGTCAACTTAAAAATGAACTCTAAGGAGGTCATAACATGGCATACAACCACGGGGTAAAAATCTCCGAAGTGCCGACTTCGATCCTGCCGCCGGTGCAGGTGGAGGCGGCTATTCCTTTCATTGTCGGGACTGCTCCGGTCAATATGACCGACCCGACGAACGTCAACAAGCCCGTTCTCTGCTACTCGTATGACGAGGCTGTCGCTGCCTTCGGCTACGTGCCGCCGGTCGAGGACAGCGCGAGCGGTCTAAAAAAGTATGACTTCACACTGAGTGAGGCGATTTATTCGCAGTTCGCTCTCTTTGGCGTCGCGCCGGTCATCGTTGTCAATGTGCTCGATCCTACGAAGCACAAGAAGACGGCGACGGCTAAGACTGTGACGCTTGATTCGAAGACGGGCTCCGCAACGATTGCCGAGGTCGGCATTATCTTGTCTACCTTGAAACTCTCGCAGGACGTGACGACCTATCAGGAAGGCACGGACTTCGTTGCAACCTTCAACGATCAAGGCCATCTGGTCATCACGTCGAAGAAGGATGAGGACAGCTTCAAGGTGCCGGTCGGCGCCTCGCTGACGTTTGCGGCTGATAAGCTCGATCCGTCTGCTGTGACGAAGTCGGAAATCATCGGCGGCGTTTCCGTTGAAGGTGCAAAGAGCGGTCTTGAACTTGTCGGCGAGTGCTTCCCGCGCTTCCGTCTTGTCCCGGGGCAGATCGTTGCTCCGAAGTATTCGAGCGATCCTGAAGTCGCGGCTGTGATGGCGGCCAAGGCCGTCAACATCAACGAACACTTCAGGGCTATTGCTCTGATTGATGTTCCGACAGATACCGTCGATTCCTACTCGAAGGTCGCTGAATGGAAGAACAACAATAACGTCGTCGATGAGGCGCAAGTCGCATGTTGGCCGATGCTTGCCCTTTCTGGCACGGCGTACCACATGAGTACTCAGCTCATGGGCCTTATCGGCAAGGTGGACGGTGAAAACGACAGCACGCCGTATGTCAGCCCGTCCAATAAGAACTTCCAGATGACTTCCACGGTCCTTTCGAACGGCAAGGAGGTTTGGCTGGGGCCTGAAAACGGCGCTTACCTGAACGGCCAGGGCGTCGTGACAGCTCTCAACTTCATCGGCGGTTGGGTGTGCTGGGGCAATCGAATGGCCTGCTACCCGGGCAACACGGACGTGAAGGATTCCTTCATTCCGGTTCGACGAATGTTCAACTGGGTCGGCAACACGCTTGTTCAGACCTTCTGGCAGCGCGTGGATGCGCCTTTGAACCGCCGTCAGGTCGACACGATTGTTGACAGTGCAAACATTTGGCTCAACGGCCTCGCTGCTCGCCAGTACATCCTCGGCGGTCGCGTGGAGTTCCTTGAGAGCGAAAACCCGACGACGGACCTGATGGACGGCATCGCACGCTTCCATGTGTACGTGACGCCGCCGTCTCCGAATCGCGAGATCGATTTCATCCTTGAATACGACGCTAGCTATCTCTCGACGCTGTTTGAATAAGGAGGCTTGAATTATGGCAACTGGAAACAAGGTGCCCGAGCGCCTGATTAACTTCCGCGTTTACAACGACGGAAACGACTTGCTCGGCGTCGCGAATGTGGACCTCCCGTCCATTGAAGCGATGAGCGACACGGTCAGCGGAGCCGGTATCGCCGGCGAAGTTGAGAGCCCGATTCTCGGCCACTTCGGTTCGATGACTGCGACTTTCACTTGGCGCACCATCACGCCCGAACTTGCAAAGCTCGCGAACCAGAAGGCGCATGCGCTCGATTTGCGCGGATCGCAGCAGGTTTACGATGCTGCACTTGGCGAATATTCGTCTGTGCCGGTGCGCGTGTCTCTGCGTGCGACGCCAAAGAGCATCTCGCTCGGATCGTTCGAAGTGGGCTCTACGACCGACAGCGAAAGCGAGTTCGAGGTGATCTACATGAAGGTCCTTGTGAATGGCAAGGAGCTCATCGAAATCGACAAGTACAACTTCATCGCCAAGTTCGATGGGGAAGACAAGCTCGCCAGCGTTCGAAAGGACCTGGGCTTGGCGTAAAGCACTACGCCGGGGGCGGCATGAGTCGTGCCCCGGCAATCCCAAAACAAAGGAGTGAAAAACATGAAGTACATCCTCTCTAAGGAATATGAGTTTGAAGGCCAGAAGTACACGGAGATTGAGTTGAACCTTGATGTCCTTACTGGCAAGGATGTGTCTGCGGTGAAGCGCGAATGGGCGCGTGCGGGGAATATTTCTCCGTTGGTTGCCGTGGATACTGACTTCTGCGTGTACCTTGCTGCGAAGGCCGCGAAGCTTCCGATTGAGTTCATGGAAAACCTTCCAGCCAAGGACTACTGCGCAATCGGGCAGGAGGTCAGCAATTTTTTGTTGGGGTGATCGGTTTTGCGGAGCGGTCTGATCCTGACGACGAGGTCAAGTCGGCGGCGGTATCTATTGCTCGCGTCATGAAAGGCGGCGCTCTCGAATGGATGCAAGAGCCGTTGATTGAGCTCGCATCATGGAACAGAACGATCACAAAGCAGCTCGAAGCGGAAGCTCGGGCGGCGAAGAAAAAATAAGGCGGGAAACCGCCTTTTTTCGTAAGGAGGTGACCTCATGTCGAAGGTTTACGACATTGCCTTCAAGATCGCGGGGAAGCTTTCCGGAGACTTCGCGAACACCTTCAAGAAAGGGCAGGAGACCGTCGCCCGCATGGGTGATTCACTCGCTACGCTGAATGCGAAAGCTGCAAAGATGGACGGCCTGGTAAAGGCACGCAAGGCTGTAGGCGAAAGCTCGCGAGAGTACATCCGTGCGAAAGAAAAGGTCGCAGCACTCGGAAGAGCAATGAGCGCGACCAAGGAGCCGTCCGCCCAGATGGTCTCCGAGTTCAACAAGGCGAAAGCCGCCCTTGAAAAGTCGAAGAAGGCTCTTGATAAGAATCGATCCTCTCTGCGAGAACTTGACAGCCAGATGGGAACAACTGGCACGCACCTGAGGACGCTTATCGACAGACAAAATGCGCTTGCACAATCTGCTGACAGGGCAAGAGCCGCACAACAGAAGCTCGCGAAGATCAACGAGCGATTGAGCAAAGCTCAGGGCGTTCAGGACAAGGCCAGTGAAATGCGGTCTTCGAGCGCGGGCGCTCTTATGGGCGTTGGCGCTACGGTTGCCGCAACCGCAGGAGCTCCGGTAAAGCAGGCGATGAGCTTTGAAGACCAACAGGCCGAGCTTCGTAAGTTCTCGGACGACTACAAGCAGGTCTTTGACGGCATTCAGAAGCTATCGCTCCAGTATGCGAAGAGCACTGAGGACATGACGGCAATGGCGGCGAACGCCTTCCAGTCCGGCATTGCGAAGACGGCTGACGAGGCTCTGAAGCTTGTTGAAATTCAGAACCAGATGGCAATCGCCTTCGATATGACGGGAGATGAGGTCGGTGCTGCATACGCGGACATCCAGTCCAAGATGGGCATCAACATCGAGCAGAGCAAGGCAATGTTCGACATCGTCAACCAGATCGGAAATACCACGAGCGCGTCGGCAAAGGACGTCGTCGAGGTGCTTGCTCGATCCGGTGGTGCCCTCAAGGGCTTGACCGCGATGAATGAGAAGCAGATCGCGGCCCTTGCAGGCTCGTTCAGATCTGCGTCCGTATCGTCCGAAGTCGCTTCGACCTCGATGATGTCTTTCATCAACGCGCTGTCATCTGGTGAAGGCGCAACGAAGGGGCAGAAGAAGGCGATGGAAGCGCTCGGCATCGATGCTGGCAAGATGGCGCACATGATGACGTCGAGCTCTGAAAATGCTCAAAAGGCGATTCAGGACGTTTTCAAGCGCATCAACGGGCTGCGTGAAGACCAGAAGTCTTCGATCATCGGTGCTCTCTTCGGTAACGAGGCGGGCGTGAAGTCTGCGGTTGCAACGCTTGCTAAGCAGGGCGACTTGCTTGCAGGCAACTTTGCGATGATTTCCGATCCGGCTCAGTATGCCGGTTCGATGCTGAAGGAATTCCAGTCCAGGGCTGACACGACCTCGAATTCCCTGCAGATTGCAGGTAACGCGGTCAAGCTAGTCGCCGGCGGGATCGGGACGGCTCTTCTTCCTGCTGTCCGAAAGTCGGCGGAAGCCTTCGTGAAAAGTAGCGAGGGCGTCATCAAGTGGGTGAGTGAGAACCAGTCGTTGATCCTTACGGCCATGAAGGTCGGCGGTGCCATCCTTGGGTCTGTGGCGGCTTTTCATGCGCTACGTCTTGGGTTCGCGCTTTTGGCGAGCCCCATCATCTCGATGTACAAGGGCTTTCTGAACATCCAGAAGGCCATTCTGTGGATGCGCAACAGCACGGTACTCGCGACGGCGGCCTCGAAGGCGCAGGCGATTGCTCTTGGCGCGTGGAAACTCGTCGTGACGGCTGCAACGGCAGCGGCGAAACTCATGCGAACAGCGATGCTATTGCTCAATGGGGCAATGCGTGCAAACCCTGTGGGGGTCGTCATTACGGCTTTCACATTGCTCGTTGGTGCCGGGCTTGCGGTCTACAAAAACTGGGACACGATTAAGGCGAAGGCTGTCGAGTTGTGGAGTTCGTTCTCCTCGAACTTCCCGAACATTGCTTCGGTCGTGAAGGCAAATTTCGCGATTGTCGCTGACGTTGCGAAGAATGTCTGGGGCGTCTTCTCGAATCTCATCGGGTTCGTGAAAAACGTCTTCACTGGTCAATGGTCGGCGGCCTGGGAAAACGTCAAGGGCATCTTCTCGAACGCGTTTCAGGCCCTTGTGGGCATCGCAAAGGCTCCGATCAACGGGGTCATCAATCTGGTGAACGGGGCAATCGGCGCGATCAACGGCATTTCTGTGGACATCCCGAAGTGGGTGCCAAAGTTCGGCGGTGAGACCTTCGGCGTCAACTTGCCGAAGATTCCGCAGCTCGCAGAGGGTGGCATTGCTACTCGCTCGACGCTCGCAAACATCGGCGAAGGCGGAGAGCCCGAGGCAGTCATTCCGCTTTCGAAACTCTCGAACATGCTTGGTGCCGGGGTCGGCATGGGAGGCGGCATCACCGTCAATTTCGCTCCTGTCATCAACGTTTCGGGGGGCTCTGGTGATGCCTACGAAGGCGTGAAGCGCGGCCTTGATGAAGGTCGCCGACAGCTTGAAAAGGACCTGCGCCGTCTGTTGGCGGATCAGCGGCGTCTATCTTTTGCTTAAAGGAGGCGGTGACGTGAAGACATACACGACCGTCGCGCATGACACGTGGGACATCATTGCTAAACGAGTCTATGGCTCTGAGGCGTTGATGGACCAACTGATCCGCGCGAATTTACAGCACCGGAAGACGGTTTTCTTCAGTGCGGGCGTCGTGCTCAATGTGCCGGACATTGACACTGACTCGATGGAGTTTGCTGAGAACCTGCCGCCTTGGAAACGTCAGGAGGGGGCGCGATGAGTGGACCTATCCAAACGTATTTGAGGCTCCTCTTCACCGAAGCCGGCACTTCTGTGACGCAGGACATCCTGCCTGATCTCCTTTCCTTTTCATACGACGACAAGGAAACGAATGAGGCTGACGAAATCAGCCTTACTTTGAAGGACCCGACAGGGAAGTGGGCGAGCAAGTGGAAACCGGACGGCGGCGAAGTCGTCCGCGCTTACATCGCATCGGGGACGGTTGACGGGAAGAAGGGGCGCGAGCTTTTCTGTGGAAAGTTCTTCGTCGATTCTCTCCGCACCAGTGGCTCGCCTCGTATCTTCGAGATGCGGGCCGTGTCGATCCCGATGAACACTCCGATTCGTCGCAAGATGATCACGAAGGCCTGGGAGAAAAAGACGCTCAAGGGCATCGCTCAGGAAATTGCGGCGGCTGCGAAAGTCAAGCTCCTCTTCGATTCGAAGGAGAATCCGAGCTACGACCGACAGGATCAGAAGGCCGAAAGCAACCTGAAATTTCTCTCCCGCCTATGTGAAGACGCCGGCCTTTCAATCAAGGTGACGGACTCGCAGATTGTGATTTTCGACCAGGCATTCTATGAAAAGAAGAAGCCCGTCAAAACGCTCACGCTGGGCGTCTCGGACATCCTCTCGTGGGACTTCGAGTCGCAACAGTCTGAGACGTACAAGTCCTGCACGATTTCGTACCGAAACCCGAAGGAAAAGAAAAAGTCCTCAGCAGGCGGCTACACGTCGAACGAGTACGACATCGATGCGGTGCCGGGGCAAAAGAACCCTGCTGTCATGACGTACACCTACGTCGATCCTGACGTTGAGGATAACGGGCAGGAATATCAGGTCAAGAAGCGTGCGACTTCGATTTCCGAAGCTAAGCGGATTGCCAGGGCAACGCTGCGCAAGCTCAACCTTCGGAAGATGACTGGCAGCCTATCGCTTGTCGGCGACACGTCACTTGTGGCGGGTGTCGTCATCAATTTGAAGGGTTTCGGGTCGTTCGATGGGGCGTTCATCATCGAGAGCGCTTCGCACAGCGTCAGCACGAGCGGCTACGTGACGAGCCTTTCGGTTCGACGCGTCAACAACAACTATTGAGGAGGTGCGGCATGGACGCACTTTGGAAAGTTCTTGATGTGCCGAGCCTCATCAAAATTGGTGAGGTATCGAGCATCGATCCTGCGAAATGTACTGCTCGCGTTGTTTTCGACGACGAGGATGGACTCGTGAGCTACGACCTACCCGTTCTTCAGCGCAACACGCTCAAGAATCACGACTTTGCGATGCCCGATGTGGGCGAAGACACAATCGTACTTTTCTTCGGTGAAGGGCAGGAAGACGGCGTCATCATCGGTTCGATTTACGCGGGCGAAGTAACGCCTCCGGAATCGACCGAGAACCGGCGCACGGTTGTCTTCGACGACGATACGCGCGTCTGCTACGACCGCCAGGAGCACAAGCTCACTGTGACGATTGAAGGTACGGAGATTGTGTTCAATCGACAGGACGGCTCCATTACGGTGCCGAATGCTTTGACGATCAATTGCACGGACTGCACCGTCAATGCAAGTTCGTCGACAACGGTAAACACAGAGACGGCCACCGTGAATGCTTCGTCTAGCACGACCATCAACTCGCCCGACACGCACGTGACGGGGACCTTGACGGTCGACAAGATGATCACCGGGAAGGGTGGCATGGCGATTTCTGGAGGTTCCGGTGCTACGGCTTCTGTCTCTGGGACGATCGAACTCAAGGGCTCGATGACGTCTAGCGGTGACATTACGGCAGGCGGCATCAGTCTCATGACACACGTTCACACTGAACAAGGTGACGGGGCCGACGTGAGCAAGCCGAAATAAGAAAGGAGGGCCTTCCTATGGGCTTGGGTTTCAGTGCGGTTGGCATTTTCGGCAAACTGCCTTTTCTCTGCAGTAGTGCAGTGATATTCACATTCAAGGACCTGTCCGTCTCGCGCAGCGCCAGATGGGCGACGCACGAGATCGTCGGAAAGAAGCCGGTGCTTGAGTACATCGGCCCTGGGCTTACGGAGGTCAGCTTCAACATTCAGCTGAACTCAATGTTGGGGACGCCGCCTTTGACAGCGCTCATTCAGCTCAAAAAAATGCTCGAGAAGAAACAGGCGGAGCGACTGCTCATCGGGCCAGATTACCTTGGAAAGTTCGTCATTGAGTCGATTGGTGAGGAGCGCAAGTATCACAACAACATAGGCATCTGCGTCTCTGCTGAGGTCAGCATCACGTTAAAGGAGGCGGCATAAATGGCGCAATACACAGTAACGCTGTCCAGTCAAGTCGACTTCGCGCCGTCTGACGAGGTACGAGAGATTCTGCAGAACGTGCGGACGATCCTCAGTACGCGAAAAGGGTCTGTGCCATTGGACCGAGATTTCGGTCTGACGTGGGCACATATCGACAAGCCGATGCCGGTTGCAAAGATGCTGATGCGGTCTGAGGTGATCGACGCGATTGAAGAGTACGAGCCGAGGGCAACAGTCGTTTCTGTCGACTTTGACGAGGATACGGCGAGCGCGATGGACGGCATTTTGAAGCCGCGTGTCGTCGTTCAAATCGGAGAGGAGGAGTAAGGCATGGCAGAAACCATTCCACGCTGGCACTTACCGGCGGTTGAATTTTTGGAAACAGATGCCGAGACCATCAAGGCTGAGATCATTACTGGGTACGAGCAAGCGAGCGGACGCACACTCGCGGCGGGGGACCCGGTTCGCCTCTACCTGTTGAGCCTCGCTGCTGTCATCATTCAGCAGCGCACTGCCGTGAATCTGGCGGCACAGCAGAATCTGCTTTCATACGCTCAGGACGGCTATCTCGATGCGCTCGGTACGCTTTTGAGCGTTACGCGTCTTGCCGAAAGTAGGGCCGTTACGACGATCAAATTCACGCTTTCGCAGGCTCTGGCGACGGTCTACACGATCCCTGCTGGAACTGAGGTGACGAACGGGGTTGTGACCTTCGCGACGGACCATGAACTCAATATTGAGAAAGGTAAGCTCGAAGGGAGTGTCACGGCATCCTGCACCGTTGCGGGTACGATCGGCAACGATTACCTTGCCGGGCAGGTCAACACGATCGTCAAGCCGATGACGTTCGTCTCGAAAGCTGAAAACACAACGATCACGACGGGCGGTTCCGAAGCGGAAAGCGACGAGTCTCTTGCAGAGCGCATTCGCCTCGCACCGAACGGCTTCTCTGTTGCAGGTCCTGAGAAGGCGTATGTCTACCATGCGAAGAGCGTGTCGAGCTCCGTGCTAGACGTTTCTGTCACCTCCCCGACATCAGGCGAGGTCGATGTTTACGTTCTGCTCGCGGGCGGTGAATTGCCTTCAAAAGAAACGCTTGAGCAGATCGATGCGTACTTGAGTGATGAAACGCGTCGACCTCTCACGGACTTCGTCCAGGTGCTTGCGCCGAAGGCCGTGAATTATGAGCTTGAGATTCATTACTGGATCAGTCGCGAGGACAGTTCGCGCGCCGAGCAGATCAAATCTGATGTTGAAAAGGCGGTCGAAAAATACCGCGTGTGGCAGCAAGGAAAAATCGGGCGCGACATTCTCCCTGCAAGGCTCATTCAGTACGTCATGCAGGCGGGAGCTTCGCGCATCGACAACCCGACGATGAAGCCAGTTGATTTCCAGAAGCTCGAAAGCGACCAGGTCGCGCAGTGCACGGGCGTGAAGATCGTTTACGAGGGCTACAAGGATGAGTAAGGAGCTCGCGGAGGTAAGGCTGAGCGACTTGCTTCCGGACTCAATTGCTCAAGACGACAACGTCAGGCACAGCGCGACGGCGCTCGACAAGCAGTTGCTCGATATGACGGCGGCGGTTGATCTTCCGTCGATTTACGTCAGCATTGACAAGCTCACGAGCACGCAGCTCGACCACGTCGCCTATGGGTGGGATGCGAGCGTCTGGCGCGATTCCTGGCCCGTTGCTTTGAAGCGTAGCGTCCTGAAAAACGTTGTGAGGGAAAAGCGAAAGAAAGGGACGCTTCGTGCTGTCAAAGATGCCGTTTCTTCGATCGGTTCGGCTGCGACCATCAGAGAGTGGTGGCAGATGGAACCCAAGGGAACGCCTCACACGTTCGAGATTCAGGCGACGCTTGGAAACATAGACGGCACGCTTGATGCCGAAATGCAGGAGGACCTTTTCGCGCTCGTCGACGACGCGAAGCCAGTCCGTTCGCATTACACCTTCGTGCTCGTGAGACAGCTACAGGGCGGCATGGGTGTTGACGGTTATCTTCGCCCGGTGGCTTACACGCGTATTCGCTCTGAAGAGATTGTGAGTCGAGACATTGATGCGGCTGTCGGCATTTTCGTCGGGGCACGGCCTATCGCGATGCGCTCGCTCGTCGGCCTCGCAAAATAAGGAGGGGTTTTTATGGACATCGTTTTGACGACGGCAGGTATTCAGGCCGTTATCAACGCAAAAGAGACTGGGACCAACGCCGTCACCATTTCTGAGATCGGTGTCGGCACCGGCAAATACACAGCAAGTAAGGAGCAGACACAGTTACAAGCTCAAGTCAAGCGCTTGCCGATTCTCGAAGGTGGGCAAGCAGGTGACAATGCGATTCACGTCGCATGCAAGGACGACGGGCCGGGCGCGTACGAGGTGTGCGAGTTCGGCCTTTTCCTTTCTGACGGGACGCTTTTCGCGGTTTACTCGCAGAGCACTCCGATCATTGCAAAGCAGGAGTCAAGCAATTTGCTCCTTGCTATCGACATGAAGCTCGAAGGCGTCAGCACCGGGAACGTCACTTTCGGCGACATGTCTTTCTCTTTCACAGCCGCAACACGTGAAAACGCAGGAATCGTTGAGCTTGCTACTGATGAAGAAACGCAGGCAGGGACCGATACGCAGCGAGTCGTGACGCCCGCCAGTCTGAAGAGCTTGACTTCTACGGCAAAGCGTGCGGGTCTCATCCGCACAGCATCGGAAGGCGAAGCGAAGGCGGGAACGGAAGGCGCGGCTGCTCTCACGCCTGCGACCCTGAAAGGCGCGGCTGCTTCCGAAGCGGAAACGATCGAAGGGAAGTCCGGGACGCTCTATGTGACGCCTCTCGGCCTTCGAGGCTTGAAAGCTACGACCGGACGAAACGGTCTTGTCGAACTGGCGACCGAGGCAGAGGCAAAGGCAGGGACGGACAAAGAACGCGCCGTTACTCCTGCGGGTTTAAAGGCTGTCGTCGATGAGGCGACCCCGGACGCAAGTGAAGCCGCCAAGGGGCTGATTCAGATTGCTTCTGCGGTTGAAGCTACAGCCGGAACAGACGCTCTGAAGGCAATGACGCCCGCGACAGGAAAGGCTGCGCTCGATGCGCGAATTGCTACGGTTGAAGAGGCGAAGGTTGGCACGTCGACGACGAAGCTCATCACGCCAGCAACTCTGAAAGCCGTTGTTGATGCGGCTGTGGCTGCTGCTCTGGCGAAACAAGGAGGTGCCGAATAATGGCCAACACAATTTTGATCACTGATGCCGGTCTGGCAGAGGTCGTCAACGCCGAGCAGTCTGGTACCGCGCCCGTCGTCATCACCGAGGTGGGATACGGCACGGGGCAATACACGCCAACGAACGACCAGACGGCCTTGAAGGAAGAGTTCAAGCGTCTGACGACCATCGCAGGAGGTGCGGTTGGAGACAACGTCATCCACCTTGCGGCTCGTGACGATTCGACTGAGGCCTACACAGTCTATGAGGTCGGTCTCTACACGGCGAGCGGAACCCTTTTCGCGGTTTGCTCGCAGACGGTTCCGATCATCCAGAAGGCTTCACAGTCGCAGGCGCTGCTCGCGATTGATCTTTCGGTGACGGACTTCTCTGCGGACTCTATCGCTTTCGGCGATACGAACTTCTTGAACCCGCCCGCAACGACAACGACTCTCGGCGTTGTCGAGCTTGCGACGAATGAAGAAACGATCGCGGGAACAGATGGAACGCGTGCCGTCACGCCGAATAGTCTCAGCGCTCGAACAGCGACGGAAAGCCGCACCGGTTTGATCCGCATCGCCGTTCCGGCTGAAGTGCTTTCAGGAAAGGACAACACGAAGGCTGTGACGCCGTTTGGGTTGCTGTCTGCCTTTTTGAAGAATCATGGCGACAGCGGCTTTCAGAAGTTGCCGAATGGCTTGATTGTGCAGTGGGGTAAGACTTCGATTGCCGCCGATGGTTCGACCGTCGTTGCCTTCCCTGTTGCTTTCCCGACTGGAGTCGTTTTTGCGAACGCAACTCCGACCGGGGACGTTTCAGCAGACTTCGTCGCTACTGGCTTGACGAAGGGGAACGCGACCTTCAAGCACAACGCAAACGGTAAAGTCCCGGCGCTTTGGATGGCACTCGGATTCTGAAAGGAGAGGACAGAATGGCTTACTTCTACAGCGCGTCTCAACGCGCTTTTTACTGCACGGAGATTGTGTCGGTGGATGTCATGCCCGCCGACAAGGTGGCGGTTTCAGACGAGGCATACAAGAGCCTCATGGCCGCACAGAATGCGGGGAAGTTGATCCGTCCGGGGGCGGGCGGAGCTCCTGAAGCCGTCGACCAGACGGGCGCTGTCGCAACTGGCATCGTCCACGAGCTGACGGCTGCAACTGCTGACAAGCTGGGTCACATCAAGATCGGCAAGAACGTCGACGTTGATGTTGACGGAACAATCTCTGTCAATCTCTCGAAGGACATAGGCGATCGAAGGGACCGCGCTCCTGAAAAGCCCGATTACGGCCTGAGTTGAAGGAGGTGGAAACATGGCAGCGGTCAAAAATTTTACGCTCGATCAAGGCTCCGATAAGACGGTGTCCTTCATCCTGAGCGACAAGAACGGTCCGCTTGACCTGACAGGATATTCAGCCGCCATGCAGTTGCGCAGGTACGCATTCAGCGAGGAAGCAATTGACACGCTGACGACGTGTAATGGTCGTCTTCTGCTCGATGAATCGGCGGGAAAGGTCACAGCGAAATTCAAACATGAAAACACAGAAGGGTACCCGGATGACACGGTGCTGTACGACCTGGAGCTTCAGTCTCCGGACGGCGAAATCACGCGGGTCGTTGAGGGAAAAATCAAGGTCTCCCCGGAGGTGACTCGTGTTAAATGCGCGCGCAAGGCGTGAGCTCGCAATTACTGCGCAAATCACGTCAGAAGAAGAAATTCAAGTAGATGCTCAATGTCAGGACATCGTTCCCAAGGTCGTGACCGTTGAGGTTCCTGGCATTCAGGGGCCGCCGGGAAAGGACGGTGCGCCTGGTAAGGACGGAGAGGACGGTCAGGATGGCACCTCTTTCGTCGAACGCATCGACAACTCTTTCATTGACAATCTTTTTTAATCGTAAAGGGAGTGAGAAAAATGAGTGCTTTGAATGCTTTTTTAGACAAGCAAGGTTTGACTCATTACGACAGCAAATTGAAGACGGTCGTTGCCGGGCAGATGACGATCGAGGGGCGCACGATCACGTTGAAGAGCGTCTCTGGTGCAACGCTCGCAACGGTAACGATGCCGCAGACGATCTATGAGCTTGCAACGGATCAGAAAAACGGTCTGATGAGCAAGGGAGACTTCGCCAAGTTGCAAGGTATCGCGGCTCAGGCGACGAAGGTCGAAAACTCTGAAACGAACGGGAACATCCAGATCAATGACGTGGAGACGCCCGTTTATGTCCATCCGACCGTGACGGCAGGCGCTCTTGTGTCTGGGCTCTACAAAATCACGACCGACGGCAATGGACACGTTACCCTCGGCACGAAGGTTGTCAAGGGCGACATCACGGCACTCGGTATTCCGGCGCAGGACACGACGTATGGCCCGGCCACGGCTGATGCTGCGGGGCTGATGTCTGCTGCCGACTTCACAAAATTGCAAGGAGTCGCTGTGGGAGCTCAGGTCAACGTACTCGAAAAAGTGAGCGTCAACGGCGGTGCTCTGCCGGTCAGTTCGAAGGGCGTCAATATCGATCTCACGCCGTACGCTCTAAAAACGGATATTGCGAGTGCCGTGAATTACAAGGGCTCTGTCGAAAACTATGAGGCTCTGCCGACCAAGGATGTGAAGGCAGGCGATATGTACAACGTCGAGAGTGCCGATCCTTCTCATCAGATTGACGCAGGAATGAATGTCGTCTGGAACGGCGAAAGTTGGGACCCGATGGCCCCGATGATCACGATGACTGGCATTACGAACGAAGAGATCGACGCCCTCTTCGCGTAAGGGGGTGTGCTCATGGCTAACAGTTTTCTCGACTTAAACGGGCTCGCCAATTTCAAAGCGAAGCTTGAGAAGAGCCTTAGCGATGAGTATGCGAAGAAAGCCGAGGTCGTCACCAAGGAGGAGGCCTCGGCCTTCGCAAGGCTCAAGACATGCAGCGAGATCCGAGACCGAGCACCGACAAAGCCGGACTACGGCTTATCAAAAACAAAGGAGGGAGCTGAATAATGGCTCTGAAAGAACAGGATATCGTCTTTACGACGACGGATGAGGCGGGTAACACCGTCATTCAGTTTCCGATTACGCGCGTCGAAAATGTTGAAGACGCCGTGCGTACTGTGAACAAGAAGAAGCCTGACAGCAATGGCGACATTCAGATCGATGTCGACATGAGTCATCTGGCGACAAAAGATGAGCTGACGAAGGGCTTGGCGAATAAGCGAGATCACACGATCCAGATCGCCAACGCGGACCTGAACACGCTGCTTGATGACAAAACATGGGCCTGTAGTGGGACGCTGAAGAATACTCCGATTGCTTGCACGTTCTGCATTGTGCAGGCCTACGACACGGGGGCGCCCATCAGCGGGAACATCGTGCAAGTCTGCTACGTTCCGAACCAAACCGACAACACAGTCCGCACCTTTTGGCGCAACTGCAATAATGGGGTGACCTTCGGGAAGTGGAGCGAGTCCGGGGCCGTGAAGACGGTGAACAGCGTCGCGCCTGATGCTTCTGGCGAAGTGACGTTGCCGAACGCGACGACGAGTAAATTTGGTCTTGTGCGCCTTGCTGCCGAAGAGGACGTTTTGAACGAAGCTCCCCAGACAGTGGTCTGCACTCAGCTGATCTACGAAATCAACGAGTTCAGACGCAAGTCAACGGCGTACAAAGTCGGCGACAAAGTGGACTGCGCTTTTCAGTACGAGCGCTTCCTCGAATGCACGAAGGCCGGGACGACGAGCGCGGACCCGCTTGATACGCGAAATGTCACGCACGGCCAGGTCATCGCGGATGGAACGGTTGAATGGACTGTGCGGACTCATGTGCGCTCGATCAATGGTTCAGTGGCTGGAGCCGACGGCAATGTGCCCGTCGATGTTGGGGCGAAGACAGTCGAAGGAAAGGCTCCTGATAGCAACGGGAACGTCGCTCTCGGGCTTCATGCTGTGGCGACCTCTGGAAACTACAACGACTTGACGAATAAGCCGACGATTCCAGCGAGTCCAAATATTTACGTTACTCAATCAGGGAGTAGCGGATCGAATCGGTACCGCGTTTGGAGCAATGGGTTTATTGAGCAATGGGGGCTTTTGAACGGAAGCGGTGGCGGCGGCACTGTTACTTTCCCGAAGCAATTTTCGGACACCCGTTATATCTTTGTAGTTACGCCAAATGAAGAAGGAACGTCTGGACAATGGTTTGCTTGGGGCACAAGCAAAAAAACGACAAGTTCTATAAATTCGCAAATCATGGGCGGCGCTAGCGACGGCGCCCCAAAACAATCGTGGTATGCGGCGGGATTTTAAAAGGAGGTGACTCAAAAATGGGGTTTGAAATTGGACAAATTTTCGAGGGTGAATATCCCCCAGAGGCGGCGTTCTGGTGTAACGATTGTGGGGATCGGTACATCAAGGAGATTGAGCCGCAGAACGGCGTACGTCGCTTCCAAATCGTCTCCGTCCCCGAGCCGACGCTCGACGAACTCAAGGCGCAGAAGCTCGAAGTCCTGAACGTCGCACACATGCAAGCCGAGGAAACCGCCCATGTCGTTTCGTCTCTCGGCTTTGAGATCGATGCGGACGACCGCGCGAACCGCGACATCGACGGCATCCTCAAAACGATCGGCGACGGCACGGTGCTTTTCTGCGACTACGAGAACAACTTCCACGAGCTCAACCGCGCCCAGTGCGAGACGTTGCAGGTCGAGATCATCCAGAACGCCCAGGCGCTCTACGCCCAGAAATGGAAGTACCGCACGCAGGTCGAAGGCGCGGAAAGCGTCGAAGAGCTCAACGCGATTGAGTTCACGTTCTCGCATCTGAGCTTCTGACCATGTGTAATTCAGCGACGACAGCTTCTGCCGTTGCTTAGAAAGGGAGACCGCCGTTTGGCGGTTTTTTCATATGTGGAATTTGATTGTCAAGGCGCTGAGAGAAGCGCTAAAGGAAAAGGTGACTGAAATGACGAAAGAAGAAGTGAAGGAATGGCTCGACAAGATCGGCGTCAAGGTCGAGGAAGTGACGGATGAAATCATCGCCAAGGTGGAGGCTCAGAAGGCTCTGCTTGATACGGAGACCCGACGCAAGACTCGGCTCTTCTGGGGACCGGTTGGTTTTTTGGTTGGCGCGGTCGCCGGCTATGTCTGCGCGGCCTTTTTCTGAGAACTGTGGGGTTTGCGTCCATAGACCAATATCAACTCCCTCGAGGATATTCCTCGGGGGATTTTTTTATGAGGAGAAGATGCCAGAGAAAGAAGTGATAACGGAGACCCAGGCGCTTGCCGCGTCTGGGGGCTTCGCCGCCCTATGCGGTTGGCTGAACTATCTGCTTCTGATTGAGGAAGGGCGGGAGTTCTCGTGGGGAGGGATGTTCTTGCACTGCGCGATCAGTGCGGTGTGCGGTCTGATCTCTTACGAAATCTTGGCTTACGAAGGCTTCCCGCCGGGGTTTTGCGGAGCGCTGTCAGGCTTGGCAGGTTGGGGCGGCACACGAGTCTTGAGGCTGATAGAGATTGTCGCGACAAAGAGGGCGGGGATTAAAAAGGAGGATTTGGAATGAAGAACTTTTCTGAGTACCAGGCTGAGTCCGCGATGGACTTCATTGAGGCGTGGGAAGGGTGTCGCTTGCAGGCGTACAAGTGTCCTGCTGGCGTTTGGACGATCGGCGTGGGGCACACGAAGGGTGTGACGGAGCACGACGAGATCACGTATGAGCAGTCGAGGGAGCTACTTCGAAAGGACATCGAGGAGGTCAAGCGCGGGCTCGCGCCGTTCGTCAACATTCACGTGACGGAGGGGCAGTTCATTGCGCTGGTGAGCCTCGCTTTCAACGTAGGCGTCTCTTATGTCGTGCACAAGTGCCCGAAGCTTATGCAGGCGCTCAATGCGGGCGATGTCGAGGCCTGCGCTCATGAGTTCTTGGACATTGATTCTGCGAACGGCGTGAAGCTTCCTGGCTTGACACGCAGGCGTCAGTCAGAAGCCAGGCTTTTCTTAGGCGAGGGTGTCCCGGCGATATAAGGTGCACTAGTAGAGAAAAAGGAAAAGCCGCTCAGTTGTGGGGCTGGGCGGCTTTGGATATATAGACCAATTGGAATAGGTGTCTATGGAGAGTATTTTATCAAACTTGATCGTTGCTTTGCGGCTTGGGGAGTTGATGATGGTCGAGAATTTGACTTGGCAAGCGATTGGTACTTACGCCGTGTTCTTTGGAATTGGTGGCGTAGCTATTGCATGGGGGCTTGCCAAAACGGTCAAGGCTTGGAAGGATGCCTTGAAATGAGTGTTCAAGTTTTGAAGGGAGTGGCGGTGCTCGTTTTGAGTGCTGCTTTTTTTGTTGCTGGCTACCAGTACGCGGCCGCGCTCTACGGCGAGGACATCGCCAACTTCAAACTGGAGGCCGCGATAGTTCGCGCAAACGATGGGAGAAAGGCTTATGAAAAACTGGTTGCAGCGCAAAATGCGCTTGACGCTTCTCGTCGCGATGCAGTGCGCCTTTCTGGCGACCTTGATCGGGTGCAGCGTGCCTACCAAAATCGAGAGAGAAGAGCCTCTGCCGATGCCTGCAGAGTGGAACGAGCTGCAATTGCCAGGTGCGAAGGACTTCTCAGAGAAAGCACAGAGCTTCTTGCAGAGGGTTCAGGCCTACTTCAAAGAAACGCCGGAGTTCACGACGCCAGAGCAACCCTGAATAAATGAAACCCCCGTCTGGTTTGCCAGCGGGGGCTTGGTTTAGATTAGAAGGTTAACCGGCAGTCGCTTTCGCCTGTTCAATGTTGCGGGTTTCACGGTATTCTTCAGCCTTCGCCAACGTGGTGAAGTGAACCTGAAGACCTAACTTCTGAACTTCGCTTTCGATGTCATCAAGTGAGACGCGGAAGAATTCCTTTCGCAAATTCACCTTGTTGACACGCTTCGGATCAAAGACCTCGTGAAGCTTGCGTTCAAGGTCAGGGGCGTTCTCGCTGTAGATCATGGCGTGAATGTCGAACGGGAACGGCACGGACGCATTGCTCAGTTCGTCAATTCGGTCCTCGGGATCGAGACGACGAGTCATGCCGATTTTGAACACGCGTTCGCCGAAGGAACCGATGTTCGAGATGACGTAAACGTGGCCGGCCTTCGTGAGCTCCGCCATGGACTGCGCACGTTTTGATTGCTCTTCGGCAGTACGAAGCTTTTCTTGAAGTTCTTGAAGTTGCTTTTCATACTTTTGGCGCTGACTTTCGGTAGCGTGCAAGAGCGCCTGTTCCATCTTTTCTTGTGCGGCACGCAGGCGAGCTTCTTCCTTCTCTGCTTGCTGTTTTGCTTTCTCAAACTCAGCTTGAGCACGGGCTTCTTCACGCATGCGTTCGCGAATTGTTCGTTGCTCTTCCTGTTCCTTCTTCTTGAGCTCAAGCAAAACGGTGGCCCACTTGAGTTCATTCAGTCGGGATTCCAAGAATTCGTCCGTGATTCTGGCATTTCGGAAGGCGGCCCCTCCTTGGTTCACAAGCGCACATGCATCAAGGATTGCTTGCTTGCACTTCCCGAAATTTTCTCCACCCTTGAGCTTTGAGAGGATGCTGTCAACCTTGCCGTTGAATGCGTCAACGACGAAATTGCTGGCCGTCTGGCTTCGGTTTTGTTCTACGTAGTCACAAGCGCCGGCCTTGGAAATCTTCATCAAGCGCTTGGTGTTTGCTTTGGCTTCTTTGAACTTTTCACTGGCTTCCGCAAACCCGAAGTGTTCGGCAAGCTCATCAAGGAGTGTGTTGGCGGGAATCAAATATTCGTCGCCGTACCCTTCGATGACATTCTTCAACGCTTGAGCCGTTTTTTCTAAGTTGGTTACCTTGCGTTGAGCGTCGTCGACGATGGCAAGAGCCTGAAGGTTGGCTGTCTCGATAGCTTCACGTGCGGTCTGTTCGTGCTTTTCAGCTTCAGCTCGAATGCGGCGAATATCTCGTTCAAGTTCACGCGCATGCTGAACTTCGTCATTTGCGTCCTGAATGATTTTTTGGGCTTGCTTTTCTGCGTCTGAAATTTTCTGCTTACTCTCAGCAAGCTCTTTTTCGGAACGCTCAAAGTTGTTCCTGGCTCGCTCCTCGATGTCGGCCATCCGACTGTGAGCAAGCTTTTCAGCTTCGATCAGACGCTCCTGGGCAACTTTCTCGGCCTCGTCGATGCGAGATTGGATAGTCGTTTCATAATCACGAACCTTCTCTCTGAGGCCAGTAACAGTTTCATCGAGATTGTTGTTCGCCGTCTCATATTGGCCGCATTGTTCTTCCAAGGCCTTTTTCTGAGCGGTAAGTTCGCGGGTTTTCAAAATCCATAGAAGAAGCCCGACTGGAATTAGAAAAAAGCTTAAAAAGCAAATGGCGATGAACCACCATCGATAAATGATTTTGGGTTTTGTCATGGGCTTCCTTGTGATGAGGCTGTTGAAACGACAAAAGCGCGGAGGTTATCCGCGCATGAAGATTGTCAAATTGTAACTTACTTTTAGGAGAGAGCCTCAAGGCGTGCGGCGATCGCGTCGCGTTCGTCGCAAAGCGTCAGGAACGCCTTGACAAGGCTCCGCTACTCTACTTTCTTACCGGCTGCATAAGCGTCGGCAGCCTCGTCGCTCTTGAGGTCGATGGCAAGTTCGAGCTGTTCGAGGGCTTTTTCGAGTTCGCGGCGGTTGTCGGTGTTCGTCATGTTTGTCTCCGGTGTTTGTGTTCTGGTGAGGTCATGTTCGCTCTGTGTCCCAGAGACATCAAGTCGATGTGGGATTGACTTGCTTTACATCATTCCGTTGGAAGGATCGCATCCGCCCACTGTTGCATGATCGGGCGGCGTTGCTCAAGGAGGTCTGAGCGTTGGTAGGCCTGCACGACCTTGTCGCCCTTTACGTGAGCCAGAGCGCGCTCGGCAAGGGCCTCATGGATGTAGTTCTCCTCGCACCAGTCGCGGAACGTTGATCTGAAGCCGTGCATTGTGAAAGACTCGCCTGTAGCCTTCCGGATAAAAGCCCGAGGGCTGTCGATAACCATCTCTTTGTCTGATCGTGGCGCAGGAAAGACGAGCTCAGACTTCCGTTCGCATCGTTCTAGGACTGCCAGTGCCTGACGTGAGAGCGGGACGCGGTGCTCAAGACCGCACTTCATCCTAGAGGCTGGGATCGTCCACGTCGCGCGCTGGATGTCGATCTCGTCCCATCGTGCGCAAAGGAACTCTTGCACGCGTGTAGCAGTGAGGATGCCGAAAAGGACGGCGCGAGACACGACAGAAGTCTTTTTCGCCGTCTCCGGTGCAAAACTTTTCAGAATTTCAAGAGGCATTGCTTCATGGTGCTTGACTTCGTGGACCTTTGAGATCGGCGGCAGGAAGAAAGCTAGCCCGTCTTTCCAAGTAGCAGGGTTTGTTTGTATGAGTTCTTCAGCGATTGCTTGAGAGAAGAGACTTTCGAGGCGGCCTCGTAGGCGGCTGGCTGTCTCTGGCTTTTCTGTCCAGATCGGTTTGAGGACTTCGAGGATGTCGCCACGCGTGATGTCTTTGACGCGTAGTTGACCGAGGATCGGGACGGCATACGTCTCGATGGTCGAGGTCCACTGCTCAGCGTGCTTGGAATTCTTCCAACGCTTTACATCCTTGATGGTGGCGATGGCGCCAGGGTAGAAGTCTTTGAAAGTGATGTTTTCTTTACTGTCGGCTTCGTCGTGCTTCAAAGACATCGGGTCAATGCCGTCGGTGACCATTGCCATGATTTTGGCAGCACGTGCTTTGGCGGCGCTGATTGAGACACGAGAAGCTCCTCCGATGGACAAGTCCTTTCGGGTTCCGGCGAAGCGGTAGCGGACAACCCACTGGCGAGAAGACTCAGATCGAACCAACAGCATTAGACCGCCGCCGAGAGAGTAGCGACCGACAGGAAGTGTTAAGACGTTCTTCGAAGTTACTTGAACCTTCACTTTTACCTCCGACGATGTACCAAAAAGAACCACCAAAAGAACCACCGTTGCAGTGTACTATGTGGCGAAATGTGGCGCAATTTGACGGTTTTTGAGGAAGGCGTGTGAGTAGTTAAGTGCTGAAAGTGCTTGATTTACAAGGGAAATAAAGAAAAACCCCAAAGTCACAAGGACTTCGGGGTTTGTGTCTTGGCGGAGAAGGGGGGATTCGAACCCCCGAGGCCCTTATTCGGACCTGCACCCTTAGCAGGGGTGTGCATTCGACCTCTCTGCCACTTCTCCGCAGAAATCCTTCCGCATGCGATCGCGGTCGATGCGTATCACAGGCGGGATGTTCTTGTATCTGCCGTCGGATCGGATTAGTCATTTCCGTCGACCCTCGAACATCAGGAGTGAAAGCATAGCATGCCAAAAGGGAAAAAGCAAAAAAAACTTAAAAAAAGTCCGACGCTTCCCTCCAAGGCCGCCTGCAATCGCCGGACGCCCTGAAAACGGTTGCCCGACAAAGATAAAGCCGCCGATGCTTTTGCATCGACGGCTTCTTAATTAGGTGGTGCGGTAGGCAGGATTCGAACCCACGACCCTCTGGTTCGTAGCCAGATACTCTATCCAACTGAGCTACTACCGCACTCGAGGATTTGAATGATACAGAGGTTTTGGGAAAATGCAAAATCGCATATGCAACAAAATGTTTCTGCGTTTTGGGCGTCCAATCCGTTTTCGGAGGCTCCATGGGAGGCGGATGAACGGAATTGACATCCTCCCGGCGTATAAATACGCGGGATTCCTCTTCACTTCGCGTCAAGACGCGACGAAAAGGACGGTTCCCGTTGCTGTCTTGTTGCCAAGCTCACTACACGGGCGAACTGAGCCTGTCCGGCTCTTCTTGAGGACATTGGTTGCCCCCACGACGTCGGCATTCGCGGTGTACCCGCATTTCTGACAACCGAAATGCGCCTGCGAAGGTCGATTTGACGAACTCGTGCATCCGCAGATTGGGCAGGTCTGGCTCGTGTATTTCGGATCGACGAGAATGAGTCGTCCATTGGCCTTGAATACAGCCCAGTGGATGGCCATTCTCATCGCGTAGGGCGCAACGCGCGCCAGAGACCGGTTCAAGCCCGTCTTCTGCCTCACGTTTTTGCCAGGCTCCTCAACCGTGCCTTTGGCCGACTTCGTCATGTTCTTCAGCTTCAGATCTTCCATGGCCACCCCTCCGTAATTCTGTGCGATGGTGTGAGCCGTCTTAAGCATGAAGTCCCGACGAATGTTGCGGATACAACGATGGTGATTCTGAATCTTCGCCTTCAGTCTTCTGCGCTTGCGGCTGGGCTCCCGCTTGTCGAACGGGTTTGCCTTGCCCAACTTGGCAAGCTTTTGACGAGCTTCCTTGTTGCGGCAGAGCTGGCGCTGAAGTACGGCGATTTGCTTTTCGTGCTTCTTGATGGATTCGACATCGAGCTGGAACACCGTCCCGTCCGAGAGCGTCACCGTCTGGGCAATGCCCAGATCAATGCCGACCTCGCCGGGACGACGCGGACCGTCGTTGGCGAAATCCATCTCCGTCACGACCGAGACAAACCAATGCCCGCATTCGACGGAAACCGTCATCTGCTTGATCTAGCCTTGAATCGGACGCGACTTTCTGAATCGCACGAAACCTGCCTTCGGGATGCGGACTCGACCGTTGGCCTCATCCCAATCCGTCGGGCGAACTTGCGGAATGCGGAAGGAATCCCCGTCGCCCCGAGCTTGGAACTTTGGGAAGCCCTTT